ACTTGATATGTACGAGTAACTCGCGGACATCGTTTTTGTGGCCCGGGTCGTTATCGCTTGGGATGTCCGTGAAGCGGATGGTCCGGTTGTGACCGGTGGTTTGGTTTTCAGCTTTCATGTCACGCCTCCTTCTTGAACAGGAACCATTCGGTCGGCCGGTCCTTCACACCATCGACGAACAGCTTGCGTTGTTTCGCACAGCGTTCCATCCAGTCGGCCCAGGCACGATTGAAGGAGTCGGGGCCGTGGAAGTAGTTGCCGCACGAGATACTGCCATTGTCCTGGCGGATGTGCGTGCTGTACTTCTTCCCGCCATCATACTCGATGAGCACGACGCTGTACGGGACGGTCATGGGCTCCTTGATGAGCGGGGACGATGCGATGATTTCGTTCACGACTTGCGCTCCTTATTCCAAGCAGGGTCACTATTGAGGGCGGCAGCAGCAGCTACCGCCCTCTTTTTGTTGTGGAATGGGCCAGCTGCCAGACCACCAGGCGAGAATCGCCTGGTGTCGTAGACAATCCAACCAGCCGGCTTACGTTGGACAATGAATCGCATGTGTCACACTTTCTTGACTTCCTTGGCGACGGCCAAGTTGAGCATCGAGGCGGTAGTTTTCGCCAGTCGTGTCGCTTCGTCCACGTTGGTGATTTTGTAGTCGTTGATGGTTTGCTTCACGATGCCGTTTTTGACATGGACGACCCAAAAGCATTTGCGCACCTGGTCGTCCCAGATTTCAACAGCTTCGCTGTGTTTCATGTCAGTTCCTCCTCAGTGAGCGTTCAGCAACACGTTCCAGCACCGCAAGCTGCGTATCATCCAACTCGACGATGTCGCCAATCGGCGTGCCGCCGTAAGTGGCCATGATGCTGGTCATGGCATTAGCAGTGTCGCCGAACTTCTTGGTCATCTCGCCCATGACTCGGTCGCATTCATTCTCGGGCAAGTTGGTGTCAGCAAGATAGTGACGAAGCTCTTTCGTCCTGGTCTTGTAGCCATACAGGTTTCGGTCCATGACGAAAAACATTATCGTCTCACTGCCTGGCTGGAACATGACGAAGCTCCTTTCGCACCGCCTTGAAATTCTCGAACTCGTGGTCGTACAGACTGCTCACTTCTGCGAGAACGAAGTGGTTGCCACGACGTTTGAACCAGTGAAAGAGTCCCGTTCGGGACTTCTCACCGTAGATGCTGTGATAGATGCCGACCAGGTCCGCACCTGCGGCCCGGTCGCCAATCTCATACTCACGCTTCCAGAAGAAGCGTGTTCTGTGGGCCTTGAGCAAAGACGGGATGTCCTTGGGCTCCAGCGTGATGATGAGGGGCTTGAGACCCCAAAATGCCCGGTGACGGTTTTTGTGGTTGATGGGGACATACTTCGTCCACACCAATCTGTCCCATTCGGTGCCGATGCTCCCAAGGGACATTTTCTCAAGGTCGTAGCGAAGCGGATGGCTGTAGTTGCCGTCTTTGCCGATGCCGGCGTAATCGAGCACCGGCCAGGCGACTTCGCTGCCATAGCGACTGACGACCATGCCGTCATCGCGATGGATGGCATATTGAATCTGACGCGTGTCAAGCTCCTTTGCATACGACTTCGTGAAACCGGTCCAGTTGCTTACGCAAGAGGTAACCGGCGAAGCTCACCAGTTCCGGGTCTTCGTCCATTGATAGGACAACGATGTGGCTGGATTCATATGGCCGTTTTGCGGACACGTGGTATACGGCCAGAACAAGCTCCAACCTATGCTTGCGAAGGTTATCCCACCACAGAGGAATGTTGGTTACCAGTTCCTTGCGGCTGCCCTTGAAGTGGATGGGGCAGTTTGCCCCGGTCAGCGAATAGGCAGTCTCCGTGAGTTTGCCAGACGGCTGCCATGCGCCCAGGATGGCGAACATCATTGAGCTTCGCTCCTCTCTTTCATGAACTTCTTCAACGCTTCAGCGGTCAGCGTTGTCAACTCGTTTTTCTTCAGTTTGCGTTCCAGGTGATGCTCGACGAATTCCATTGGTGTTGCGAAGACTTCGTCGGTATCAGCAGGAAGGGAGAGCACTGGTTCGTCACAGTGCTTGACCACGTTGCTGCGATAGATGGCAGCCCCAGCGCACTGGACGGCCGAGTCATCCGGCAACTTCGTTGTGTGGCATTCGATGATGCCGTCGTGGTGGGCGAGCAGGCAGTATTCGGCCGGCGTCTTGTCCGCCAACCAGCCCGGAATCGCTGTGCGAGCGAACGGGCAATCTTTGCACGGATGGTGGATTTGCTTGAGCACAATCCGTGCCTGGTCATGCGTGGTCATTTCGTTTCTTTTGCGAGCCACAGGCGCTTCCTCCGAATATGCCTGAGCCTTTGGGCTCGGCGGTTGAGCTTGCGACGTTCTTTGTTGCTGGTGTTCACGGTTCGTTATCCTCGTAGTCAGGGTTCTCAGCATAGAAGTCTTGCCAGGCTTCTTTGCTCATGTCCACAGGGTTGTTGGGGTCTGTGTCATCGACCTGGTCCACCGGCCTTCGCGTGCGTTCTTCGTCATAGGCCCGGCGGTCTTCGTCATCGTGGTCAATGTCCCCTTCCGGGAGAAAGTCCAGGTCTTCCATCTCTTCAAGTTCGCTCGCATCAATTTCGATGCGTGGCTCATGATTACGTGGTCGAGTGGCCCATAGGACGAGTACCCGCACAACTTCTTCGGGTCCTTCCTCAAGCCACTCATTCACCTTCCGCTCGAAGTAGGCTTGCGCCTGCTCTTCCGTCATTGGCATGGCTACCTCATTTTCATTGGGGTGTTTTTGGGGTACGAGAAGCCCATTGCTTTTCGCACATTGATGACCATGCGAGTAGCCCGGTTCGCACTGGCCGCGTGGCCTTGGTCGCCACAGCCGGTGTTGTAGCGATGGGACAGGTAGCCATAGAGCATTGTGGCACGTTGAATCAACGCGGCAAGCTCCTGTTCCATCTCCTGCTTACCTTGCTGTTGTTCCAACAGCTTCGGCCAATCGACAAATGGCTGTTCGAGAAGTTCTTGCGTGGTCACGGTCGCCTTCCTTTCACTTCGGCCATGCCGACCTTGTTGCCGTTGGCATCGTGCAGTGACACATTGGTGCCATTTGACAATTCAGCACAGCTTTCAAGTTCAAAGGCCAGTTCACGGAGGATGCGGGCCGCTTCGCTTCCCGCATCCTCAAAGGCCGCATTGTCCATGTTGATTGTGATGACCAGTTTCATCGCACATTCTCCGTGAGTTTGCGAACCACTTCCACGCACGCCAGAGCGTGCTTGAGGGTGACACCACCGGGCAAGTAGACTAGGGGCACATCATGCAGGCTTTCTTCAAGGCCGGCGAGAGCCTCCTTGGTGTTGGCCAAGATGTCTGCGGCCTTGTCGAAATTGCCCTTCATCATCTCGTCAGCCGCCTTCATGCCGCACAGCACGCCGCCTGCCAGCGCCAGTTGCTTCATGATATAGCCATTGCCTTCGATGAACACCTTGATGTGCTCGCTGGGCTCGGGGAGTTCCACTGTGAAGAGCACGCGGCGTTTGTCGCCATCTTTCTTCTTGCGGTCGGCCGAGTTGAGCCCATCGCCCATCACTTCGGCCTTGACGGTCATGCCGCTCTCACCGCCCTCATGGGCGGTGTTGAGCCAGGCCCATACCTTGTTCGAGCTACGTCGCCCACCAAGGGAGACTTCGCGGTTGTCATTGCCCGCCTTGATGAATGCGTTCACACGTCCCATGCTATTCTCCTTCGTAGTCAGCACTCACTTGCACATTGCCGATGATGACATTGTGCTCCACGTACTTGATTGGCTCACGCCAGTTGCACACTTTCGGGATGATGGCCTTATTGATGTATCCCTTGGCTCGCCAGGTCGGGATGTGCGTCTTGCAGAAACAGGTGGGTAACGTCCTGTAGTAGACGTAGTTGCTGGCCAGTTCAGCAGGAATGCCAGGCACAGGCAAGGCGAACGAGAGACACACGAATCCCTTATCCCATTCAGGTTTCGTGCCCACCATGTTGAGCTTACGCCTGGTCATGGCACAGGCCAGGTAGATGGCCAGGCGATGTTGTCGCATGTCGTCGTTGTCATCGTGCAGCCGTTTGTAGGCGGCGTAGTGGTGGTTGCGTTGCTCCCACTCGATGATGCCTTTCCAGCCCTCATCGAGCAGGCGCTGGTATGTGGGCATGGTTGCGGCCCTGGCGACATTCAGAAAGCTGACGGGGTCGCTTTCACGCAGGTAATCATGAATCATGGCCGCGTACTTCCATGCCGCATCATTGAACAGGCCGGCCTTTTCCATCTGCGATTCACGCAGCAGCGTCACGCCAAATTCGCTGCACAGTTGCTGGAGGCTGTTGCAGTAGAGAGCGGTACTCTCTTGGATGTTGGCCTGGTCCGCGAACAGACACAAGCCTGACGTGTCTTCTGCTCGCACCACCAGTTCGCATCCCGGCTTGTAGCAGGCGGCAACCCGGTCTTGAAGATGACGCAGTTGTCTGATGGTGAACAATTCGGCAACATCAATCGGTTCGCCGAACTTGGCCTTGGTGGACCAGAAGGGCACCAGGATTGGGATGGGGCGATTGTCCTTGACGTAGCTGGAGATGATTTCTCCAACGCGGTCGTCAGGAGCAGAGCCAAGGCGAATGCTGCGTGTCGCATACACAGCCTCGATGGGGCATTGCGCTGCCATCGGTGGCTCACGCATTGCCTGTTGAAGAAACTCCACGACTTTCGTTTCCATAGTCGGTTCCCTTGCGTTGTTCGGCAGCTTGACTGGCGATTTTGAAGGCGAGTGCGGCTGCCTGTTTCGCACTCTCTTCTGCTGCATCCGGGTCATCGGTCAACCCACTGTCGGCGTCGTTGTTGTAGTTGCTATTGGCGTAGTGGAGAAAATCAACTACCTTGTCAACTTCCTCCGGTGTCAGGTCGAGTATCACGCTTTTGTTCCTTTTCCTTCATGACCATATTGATGAAAAAGAGCTTGTCCTGTTCGGCCTTGCTGGAGGCTCCACGCTCATTGCCACGCTCGATGATGCGTTCCATCTTGATGCCAAGGTTGGCAAGCTCGTCATATGACATCAAGCGGAATTTGTCGATGAGTGGGTTATTCCACATCTTTCGAGTCCTCAATGGTGAGCATCGTCATGTCATCGAGCCGGCCGTATGCGGCGAAGTAGATGCAGTCTTCGCAGATGACATATTCCTGAATCCGCTTCTCTTTACGATTGTATCCCGTTGCGTCCTCGCGGCTACCACCCAGGGGACGCCGACAGCAATCACACGCTCGCCAGGAGAAGAACGGCTCGCCGATAAGCGGCTCGCCGAAGGCGGGGCACTCAGCGTTGGCACAAGTCGGGTAATCGCCATCGCGATTGAGTTCGGTGCGACATCGCTCGCAGGTCACACGCCCACCGGACAGATTCTCGATTTCCTCTTTCTCGAAGAACTCGGTGACACGTCGTCGATATTCTTCGTAGTCGGCCTTGGTTCGGACATCTTTCAGCGGAGTATCCATGTCACACCTGGATGTATTCGAGCAGCCTTTTGAGTTTCGTGCGCGTGCTCAGGTCAAGGCCGCGTTTACCAAGCACATCAGCAATTTCGTAGTCGTATTGCAGGAACACAGACAGTTCTTGCGGTGGTTCAACGTCATCGGGACCGTAGCCCTGAAGACCAATGTAGTCCAGGCCGGTGTTTTCGCACAGGCAGTACACCCGGTCCCCTTCGTAGAAGAGCCAGATGGAATCGTTGCTGCCACATGGCAACACGTGACGACGTTTCTTGCCCTGGATGGTGGGCTTGATTACCGAGGCGGGATTCTCCCGCCTCGCTGCACATTGAGAGTCAAGGCTTTCGCGGTACACTTTCGTGTCAAGTTCTCGCATCATCGGTAGAACCTCGCATTGGGAAGCCAATAACGCACACGCTTTTTGGCATCTTCACGAGAAGCTGCCCTGACGAACACTTCGATGTCGTAACCTGGCTCGTAGGCCCAATAGATGAAGGTGACAGGGCTGTCATTCACTGGCCCACCCCAATAGGCCCCGCCCTGGTCGTAGTCACCATCCACCCAACGAAGACGAATGAGGTTGAGCTTATAGGACATCGCTCTGTCAGCAGGCAGACGATTGGGCCTGCCCATCTGAGCGCCGTACTTGCTTGACGCATTACTCAGCAGCATGTCATCCCTCCCTTGTGCCATTGATGGTGAAGGTGTAGTCGTTGGCCTCAGCGAAGTCGCTAATGGCCTCCTCGCTTGTTTGGTCGTCGTGCCCCTCTTCGAGGGATTTGTAGATGGCTTGGCTCAGTTGCTCACGTAGCTTCTCCACGTCAGCTTCCCAATCATTGACCAGGCCATCGAGTTTCTCGGGGCCACACCACTCGACCTTGAAGTCGCAGGTGTTGTAATGCACATACCGAGAATCGGTACGCACCACCTTACCGGACAGGTCATTGGCGTAGCGGAGCAGTTTCTTGTACTGCACTTCCCACGGCTCACCGTTTGAGCCAATCTTGCGGTGAATGTAACCGCTGAAATCTTCGCCGCCTTCGGCGTTCCAGGCGTTCTTGCGTTTGGTGCCCATGATGCTGTCAGAGGGCGTGACCTTGTGCGTCATGAACTGTAGCAGGCGGCGACAGTCCACATAGTCACAGGTGAAGCTGGCTCCATCTCCCTGTGACCAGAAGCCCGAGAAGCTGATTTTGGCCTCATCGAAACCAATCTGCGTGAGGGCCTTACCCCACATCTCATAGATGTAGTCCCACCAATCATGGTCAGTCTGACCTTCACGCAACCACTGTTGGACCTTTTCGATGGCCCTGGTTTGGACTTTCCCCTACTTGTGGAGTTCGAGCAACTCCTTGTAGGTGTAGACGGTCTTAGTGACTGTCTTCATGTTGTTCCTCCTCAATGTCCATGTTGATGAGCATTTCCCCACAGTGCCCACATCGAGTGCAGTTGTGGAAGCCGGACATGATTGCGCCGGTAGGGTCAACCAACCAGCCATTCTCCAGGTAGGATTGGACAGTCCATACCACAGAACCAGCTGTGCTAAGGTCGATGTCGATGTCACCGTTGTTATTGGTGAGCAGAGAGGAACACTGTGGGCAATGGGTGAGTGGTTGCCCCTCGTGCATGTAGCGATAGCGTGGCATCACTTCTCCTCTTTGTAATCGTCAATCTCGAAGGTGTCAGTTTCGTACTGACTACGATTGTTACCACCTTCGGGAATGTCGATGTCGTTGAACGCATCCTCACGGTCTTGCCCCGCTTCCACCACCACGGTAGCAACGAATTGGACAGTGTAACGGACCTTGAAGATGCGTGTGCGTTTGGATGCTGGCATTACAGGGCACTCCTTTCAATCGTACCATCCAGCACATTGACCTTGAGGGCCTCCTTCAGTACCTCATCGCTCTCATGGTCATAGCACTGGATGTCCACGCTTTCGAGCAGGGCAATGACATCTTCCCTGCTCATTTCCTGAATCTGGAACTTGAGGTTCTCACGCTCCGTTTCTCGGTAGAGGTTGTCTGCACAATGTTCGGAGCAACATGGGTAGTCATCAGCATCCATGTCCAGTGGATGCCATTTCTCTTTGCCCAGCAAATCCCCACACTGCACACAACGGGGAAGCGTCTCATCGAACTGTTTCGCTTCAGCCAACATGCGGGCGAACACTTCCTCAGTGGCCGGCTCTTCAGACAGGTGCAGGCCCATGCCGTGGGTGTTGCCCACAGCAATCTGAATATCATCGTTGGGAGCATCAGCCTGCCACGCTTTCGCAATGGCGATGGCCGCTTCGGTAGCAGGTGTCAGGCCCTGGTATTCCTCCATCTCGCCAGCGTAGCGTTTGCACAGGGCATCAGACCCAGAGTAGTCGATACCACCCTGGGTGATTTCGACAATCTTCTCACCATCGGGCCAGCGGTGTTGACGGGTGACAGTGAATGTTGCTTCGCTCATAGGGTCTCCACGGTCATGGGAATCCGTAGGTACTGTTTACGCTCGTACTCATCAATCCTGGTGCCATCGGGCACCTTCCACGGATTGAGCATGAAGTTCGCACCAAAGGGATGGTGTTCGTTCTTTGTCCCTGACCAGTAGCTACCGATGTACCACTCGTAGGGGCTATCGGTCCAAGCGAAACAGAACTTGCTGCGCTTGTGCATTTTCTCGGGCTGTGTACCCACCAGAATGATTCTGGTATCATCATCCCGATTCGTATCCGTGTACATCGCACCTTCGTATGCGAGGTTGTCGAGCAGCACCTTGACGGGCTTGACATCTTTGACATTGGTCAATGACTGCAACCAGGTCACCACAGCCATTGCCGATTTGGATGGGCTGCACGTTTTCGTTGGCCCAGCCGTTCGCTTCACTGCCTGGGGCGGTTGTTCCACGACGATGTTGAAGCGGGCTGCATCGTGGATGGTTTCCACCATGCCAAATTGCCAGTGCGGTTTGTTCTTGTCTCCTGGTGTGAATACCTGGCGACCACCAGATTCCAGCGCCTCCGATTGCCATACCGTGATGCCGCGCCCCTCAGTGAGCCAACTCAGCATCTGGTCACGTTGTTCCGCTTTCCTCACGGTCACGTTGTAGACGGCCTCCCATCCAAGGGGCGGGTCAATCATCTCCAAGGGCACAAGGCGCTGGTCACCTTCGACGGGCTTGTCCCCATTCAGCAGTTGGAGCAGAGCATTCGTGCCCACGATTCCTTCCACACGTAGCCATGCCCACACAGTGGCATGAGTCGTGTGCGTGATGTGGTCGGCATACACTGTCAGGTAGTTGTCAAACGTCTTGAGCTTGACGCGAGCACCAATGGGTGGAACCCACATACTGCATCATCCTTTCTTTTGCGGAGCGTTACGTTTGCGACACACACGGAACTTCACGGTTGCCGATGGCAGGGAAGAGAGCAGGGTTGCACGCCATTCACAGGGCATACAGTACAGCGGGCTACGCTCGCGGGCTTCGTCGATGGCATGGTTGGCCATGCGTTCGATGTATTCGTCAAGCTGACCTGAGCGGGCCGCTTGCCTCATGTTCTCTTCGTCGAGTTCTTCCAGGTCCCCAGGTAAGGAGACCTCGTAGTAGTCATAGACATGGGGCCTTGGCTTGATGACTCGCACGATGCGGTATTCCAGCGTGGTTCCGAAGGTAGCGAGAAACACACGATGAAACGCATTCGCGGGTGTCTCATTCCCCTGTGTCTCCACAGGGACAGCGTGCTTGGCCTGACGGTATGACCCATCAGGCATCTTTGTCTCGTACCGGATTTTCGCTTTCATGTCATGATGCTCCCTTCTACTCTGCAATAAGGTCCAGGTACGCCTGTGCCATCTTACGAATGGCCTCCAGGTTTTCAGGAGAGCGATGCTCTTTCTTGCGTGTGACCAGACGCACCTGTGGCATCCAGTCATGTGCTTCCACCAGCACAGCGATGTGATAGGGCGTACTCAGGTCAGCAATGGCCTTGTACGCTTCGATGACAGCCCCACTGAGATACCATTCGCCACAGTGGGGTGGGCGAAGCTCGCCAGTCCATACGGCCTTGCGGCCGGCCAGCGTGTAACCATCGCCAGGACCCTTGGCTGGGTAGAGCACGTTGCGCTGTACGCTCATCGTAGGTATTTCATCCTTTGTGCAAAGAAGCCGTGTGGGATGTCTTCCATGCACGAGCCATCGGCATCGAGTGAAATGAGCACGCCATGAATGGGTCCTGGCGCTTTGCACACACACCAGGACACGAACCGTGCTTGAATCCTTCCCTGCTTATGCAGCCACTGCGCCACGAGCAGCAGTAGCTCATCACTGGTGACCAGGTCAACGTCAGTGCCGCCCTTATGGAACGCCAGCAGGCGTTCCTCATAGCCAGGCCCACGTGCGTTGGGCACAACGATTGAGGCGATGTGGTATTCCTCGCCAGTGAGCATGTCCGATGGGATAAGCCCACACTGACAGAAGTGAATCGTAATCACGGCTCGCCGTCCTTTCAGGGCGTAGCCCTAGAACATGAGGTTGCGAAGGTTGTCAGCACACGTTTCCGCATCGCCTGGGTCGATGGTGTCAACCTTGTTCTTCCATGCCATTTCGGTCTTGGCCTTGGCGTGCTCATCAGCAATGTCCGCCAGGAGGTTGAGCACGGTACGCATACCGTAGTGCTTGATGAAGTCGGCCAACGCCTTCTTCAATGGTTCGTGTTTCTTGTCCACGTATTCTCCTTAGACAGAGGCGAAGAAGTTGACTGCACGTTGCAACAGGCCCAGCGTGCCGGGCCTGATATGTACCACCTGCGGTGAGCCGGTGACCAGATACCACTGACGGAAACGCTTATTATAGCGAGCGATGACCGCCCGCTCCGCTTCGGTGAACTCGGCATGGTATGCCTTGCGAACACGGCCGGTGAGCTTCTTGTCAAGGCCCATGACAACAATCGGATAGTCCACTTGTTCGTGGAAGTTGGTGATTGCGAGCATGATGGGTGCGATGCTAATCGTCATCGACAGTGTCCTCCAGAATGCCATCATCGCTGATGTTGTACGCGATGGTTTCCACGTCTTGTTGGTCGCCCTCTTGTTCCACATAGGTGGACTGAAGAGCGTTGGCCTTATCAAGGGCCTGCTTGATGTCTTTGGCGAACACGTCGATATGATAGAGCTTCTTCACATCGACGGCCACGGTGAACCACTCGCCCTCTTCGTTGTTGATGGGTTCGGGCATTGTTACTCCCTATGCGGGAGCGGGTACGGCTTGGCAATCCACTCGTCCACGAGACGCTTGGCCTCTGCCTCACTCCCCGCTTCCTTGATGACTGCGGCCCACAGTTCCTGGTCCTCAAACCCACGCAGCGTTGATGAGTGAATCGTGATGGCCAGCAATGGACCGCGTGAGATTTCTCGCAGGTACTTGTTCAGAGCGTGCTTGACGTTGGCCGGGTCGAGCAAGTCCTGATAGCGTCTGCGGATGTCTCGACCGCTGAACGTGATTGGGTAGTCGTCGAAGTTGGCCCAGCCGTGGTATTCGCCAAGCTCGCGATACCCTCTCGCTCGTTCGACCACATCATCCGAACAAAACATCTGCTCGAATGCTTCCGGCGTGATGTTGATGCCTTCAGCAATCGAACAGAAGTTGTGGTATTGGTCGTAGCCATGACGCTGTTTGTGCTCGGCGTCCTTGTGCCACCACCACACCGGATGATTGAGATGGAATTTGTTGTCGGAGAGAATGCCATCGGTCAGATAGCACTTCTCCAACATCACACGATGCACGGTCCACTCGCGCTTCTTCTCCCACTCTTCGGGCGGGATGACGATTTCCATTTCAGGTTGGTACACACCAGTAGTGTCTTGATAGACCAGGACACCACCGTGTTCGATGAAGTCAACGTCGCCCAGGTTGGCGAGATACTCCCATTTCGGCTGGCTCATGCTAGAACTCCAACAGGTTGAGGCCGGATGGCCGGCTGATTCGTTTCGCACCACTTGAGAAACGACGCATGTGTGACATCGAGACCAAAGGACACGCAGTCGTCGCTGTCCAGGCCGGTCTCGCTCATGGCGTGGGTCCACAGTTGCAGCTGTGCCCTCAGTGCCCGAGCCTCTTCCTGCTTACGGGCAATTTCCGCCAGCTTCTCGTTCGCTTCTTTGGGGAACTTCACGGTCCACCTTGATGTTAGTGATGAGTTTGCACGCGCCCAGACATTCCGGGCACGTATACTTTGGCTCTTTGTCGTTGTCCTCTTCGTAGACGACATCGACCTCCATCGGATAGAACGGGGAGTTGCACTCCTCGCAAATCCAGATGCCGCACTCTGCGGTCCAATCCATATCCGGCCGCTTGGACTTCGATACGCAACGATGTGTGCCGAAGTGTTGATGGAAACGACCGAACGGAATTTGCTGGCCGCAGGCCGGGCACACCACAAAGATGCGATGTGCGCTGCTCTTGCGACCATTAGCAGGAGAGACAGTTGGGGTCACGATGACATCCGCAACCACCACGACCGTGTCGTGCGGCTGTCGCCATCGTGCAAGGCATTGGACTTGCAAGAACTTGCCAGCGAAATCCGCAGGCATCTTGTCGCCGTTGATGCCCAGAGTCTCGTACAACAGGCCACGGTCAATGCTCAGTCGTAACACGCTTCAACCTCCCTTGTCCAACCATCGTAGCCGGGTGTGCCCGATGGGTACTCGGTTTCTTCGGGTGGTTCCTTGCCGCAGTAGTCGGCGTAATCGCCTGGTTCACCAACGGGAATCCAGTCGCCGTGTCCGAAGCTGCTGTAGTCGATGCGGCGCTGTTTGCCCAGCCTGACCTTGACGAACCGCGAGCCGGCATCGCCATCGTGGTGGATGTTGTCCAGCACGTCATTGACCATGTTATTGAACGCGACCCAATCGGCACCTTCCAGGCACGTGCTCTTGCGGTGACGACCGCCGGTGACACGACATGGGCCAGCATGATTCCCACAGTAGCCCTTGCTCCTGCGAAGGCGAATGGTCTCGATGTTCACACGCCAGGGACTTCGTCCATGCCTGATGACGCAAATGTTATCGACAACGAATCGCGATTCGGCAATGCGTTGCCGCAACAGGTCGCGGACCAACTCGGCGTGTGCCTGAGTCTTGCAGCGGACGTGATACATGGCTACCTCCATCGCTTGTGTTCGGCGTCCGTTGCTTTTTCAAAGCCACACGCTTCGAGCACACGGTCGAGCAGACGGCCAAGGAAGTTGTTGATGACCGCTTGGCGAGGTTCGACACCGCTCTTGATGTCTTCTTCCACCTGGTCACACGCCTTGAGCATGATGCCAAGGGCGTAGATGTTGACGCGACGACCGGCCTTGCGGTCTCTGGCCTCTTGCAAGCGGTCGTGTTCGGTCACGGCCGAAACCATCTTGTCGTGCAGCGTCATGCGGTCACCAATCCTTCTGCGGCCTCATAAGCCTTCATCACGTTGTCGTGAGCGAAGCTCTGAATGCCGCACAGACTGGCACACTTGTCACACCACAGCACGTTGATGGGGTGATTGTTGATTTCATCGGTGCCGGCATTGGGCAGCAACAGCCGAAGCTGACTGATGCTCCTTGACCAGCCGTGGACGACGCCCGATAGGTTGCAAGCGTTCTGCACATCGAGCGCTTCTTGAGCGAGTTCTTTGAGGTTCATGATACTCTCCCGACATGGTTGCAGGAGAACTCGAAACGCTCGAACACCGATGCGTCCGGGTCCTCTCGATACCTCTCGACGGCGTCGTCGCCGCCGTGCGCCTTCGCACCATCTTCGCTGTAAACCAGCACATCGAGCGTGGCCCGACCGCTGGAGATGAGATTGTTGAAGACGGCCTGCGCCGCCTCTTTGGGGTCGTCGAAATACTTCGGGTTGGCTTCTTGTCCGCCTTCAACCTGGTACTCGACGCCATCATGCAGTTTTGGCATATCAGCCTCAATCAGGATGGTTGCTATCGGCCGGCTGTCCCATCAACCCGTCGTTGTGGGTCTCGGCCTCATCTGCACACGCTTCGCAGCAATACGTGCCTTGAGCGGTCTCGAAGGCATCGTCGCCATTGTGCAACAGGTCGTTGCATTGATGACACGAGCACGCTCTTTCGAGCGGCGGAACCTTGATGACAATCCAATGGCCTACGGCCATTATGCACCCCTTTTGTACGTGACAACCCCGGGGGCCGCAAGACCCCCGAGGAAATGCGGACTGTACGTGAGTTTAGCTGGGGTTGCGGAGCTTTTTCAGACGGCCGTGGAGAACGCTGTAGGTCACACCGGCGATGCGGCTTGCTTCACGAATCGAGTAGCCCTCTTGCTGAACCATCTCGATGGCGCGGGCCAGCTTCTCGGTCTTGGTGGGCACATAAGCAGGAGAGGGGACATCGTCGTCGGTCGCGGGGAAGTCGAAGGTGTCGTCTTCCAGGACTTCGGCGTGCGGGATGGCATCGACACTCGCTTCGGGCATGACCACGTTGGCGACACTCGGCGCGGGCGACGGCTCATAATCCCACACCGGCAAACACTCCTCTTCCTGCACATCTGGCATGAAGCCGAGACTCAGCCCAGCGGTCGGACGGTAGATGATGCCAACCACGTACCCATCGGGGCAGGGAATGGTTTGCGGCTCTTCCGCGACGGTCGTGGGGAAGTAGTTCTCACGCACCCACCGATAGCAGGCACAGGCGACGACGACGCAGAACAGGGCATAGCCGGCGACGAGGACGGTCCAGAAGGCCAGAGCCAGGGCGACCACGAGGACGGGCAACGTCATGGCCGCGAGGCACACCAGGCCCAGGTTGTAGAGGTTGATGGCCTTGAGCACGCTGACGCTGATGTTGAGGACGTTACGCATTGAACAGACTCCATACGATTAGCTGAGACACGCGGCACAGCAACACACTGCACCGAATTCAAACCTCTCTCTGTCACGGACTTACGTTCTATGGCCGCATAGTGGGCCTGAATTTGACGCGCTATTGCTTCGCTTTCGCGGTCGTGGCGACCTTGGAAGCCAGCTTTGCGGCGATATTGGCACGCTGAGACTGGAATGTCTCGGCATAGCAGTAGGGGCCGTTCTCGTCTTCCGACCAGTAGTAGGGCGTCAGGCCCTGACGATAGAGTTCGGTGATGAACAGCCCACGCCAACGGTTCTCCGGATGTTGGGTGAGGACTTCGACCGGGATGCGAGCACACACGTGGTCGTTACCCAGGTCGGTCTTGAGAACCGGGATGCGAGTGATGTGACGTTGACGCATGACTTAGACTCCTGACTTGGGGCGAGCTTTCACCCGGCCGGTGCGTTCCACGCGGAGCGCTGCCGGGGATTGAGGCTGATTGGACCGGCGGAACATCCAGGTCACGACCGCACCATCGCGGCACACGGCCCACACCTGGTCACCATTGGACGATTCGCGGCAGACATACGGCCTACGGCCGTTCGTGTCGCCGTACTCCTTGCGAAGCTGTATCACCAGCACAGCGATGGACTTGTGTTGCTGTGCGATGGACTCGACTTCCCGGACGGTTGCGTCCAGGTCAAGGCCGGTTTCGGCAATGCGGTTGTCGAGACGGGCCAGAGCGTGCAAGGATTGCATGGCAGACTCCTACGGATGGACGAACAGACACGGCCGCTTACTGCGCTTCAGCGGCACACTTACTCATCCCATGTGTCAACCCTATGGCCTTCCGGGTCATACATGGTGAAGCCAACAGCAATGAGGTCGTTCATGTGCTGCGTGGGGGACTGGCGAAGGGTATTGGCAGCGATGACGCCAAGGGTAAAGAACAGGATGGCGATGGCGAAGCGGGACATGACACTCTCCTCTGCTGATGGGGGAAGGATTTGTGACACTGAAGTTGCACCACCGGCACCGAAATGGGTCATGTATTAGCTGAGACAACCCCACTTTTCGGCGCACTCGTCGCACACGATGGGCCAGATAGCCCATAGGTCAGTGCTGACTATGTTCAGGTCGGTCAGAACCAGGTCGGTAGCCATGGCAACGGCCGCGACTGCAATGGTTTTGACGACACTTTCCCCGGACGGACGCACCAACAGACACGTCCACCAGGGTAGACCGAAACAAATGGCACAGAGTTCCGACATAGACTCCTCTGTTACATCGGCGTTACACGTTGCATAGACTTAGGGGCCGACTAAGAGCCTAAGTCTATGCGTAGTAAGGGTTTGCATATGACAACCCATCTAGGTTACCAATCTAGCTAGACGGGGACCTTGTGCGGTTGGACGTAGTGGTCCTTCAGCGTCTTGGCCCGAGCTTCGGCGTTGGCCTTCTGAGTGTACGGGAAGCTCTCCACGAGCCGGCCGAATGGGTCCAGGACGTTCCACACGACCTTCATGGCACGGCCGGTGATGGGTTCGTAGACGCGGGGGAAGTCGAGCATGTGAAACCTCAGTGGTATGGGTTAGATGGAGGCGATGGCGACGACTTTCTTGCCGAGCATGGACTTCGTGTATGCCGCATCCTGGACAGCCAGCTTGCGGGACTCGTTTTCGGTAGCGCTGCCCTTGGCACCGCCCTGGCTGGGCTTGCTGGGGCTGTTGCGGACCTTTTCCGGTCCGCCGCCTTGAGCCTGATGACCGACGCGGGCCGACATGACCAGTTCCCAACTGACCACGCAACTGAAGGCGATGGCACTGTGTAGCTGTTCCACGCTGCCGGAGATGACCAGTGCGGTTCGGTATTCGCCGTGGGTAGGGTGTTCCTCTTGCACCTTGACGCCAGTGCGGTGCAGCATAGCCTTGACCAGCCCTCTGGCTTTGTGGTTGTTGGTATCGACCCACACGATGACGCGGGGGACGACGGTGAGGCATGGACCCATTGCGTCCAGTTCTGCCGCCCATTGTTCAGCGGACACACCAATCGGCTTGCGGACCGTGTGGCACGTGGGCTTGACGCGGTCAACCCCGTTGTGGGGCAGTCGTTTCGGACGCGAGCGTGGCATGGTCGTTCTCCTTGTGTGGTGGACCAGGTAAGGGGGTCGGGGGGGAGTCGAACCCCCCTGTGTTAGGCCGACCTACAACCCCTTGCGGCTACTTCTTGCCCTTGGGCGCTTCTTCCCCGCTGATGAACGTGGCGAGGTTGGACGGGGTGAGGACGTGAGTGTTGGTTTTCTTCGCCGTTTCGCCGTCCGGAAGCAACACCTGGACTTTCTCGGCAACCTTGATGTTGTCGGTTTGCTTCTTGGCGAGCGCGGTCATGGCGTCGGCGGTGTCGTCACACTGGCCGTCCATCTTGAAGCCGAATGCCCCGACCTTGACGGTGACGGTGCTGCTGACGGCGTTCTTGCGGGCAAAGCTCTTGCGGTCGAACATGGTAAACTCTCCTTGGGCGATACATGATGGGTTTGGACACAGTGCTCCCAGGGGGACTCGAACCTCCTACGGCCCCATCGGGCCGGCAACCTACGGAGCGGGCGATTGTACGTTGCGTCCTGGACTCTTGCTGACCTGGCATTGCACGCGGGCCTGTGGGCTACGTCGCGTTCCAGTGGGCGGACTGGACCTGACCAGGTTCGTGCGGTCGGCTACCATCCAGGGGCAGACTATTTACCGGTCTGCGAGCGGTTGGAGCTTTTGCGGCAAGCTCACGCCTTTGCATCTGCGAGCCGGAGTCCTCTCGGTTCCGGGGGGGAGATTGGCTGACCGGCTGACGGCCGTACCGTACTTCCTGCGGCTATGTGACCGGGGCGTGAAGCACAGCACCCGGCTGCCCCAACCGTCATGGTTGGGACATGGTAGAGAGGGGGGTGGTGCCGCGCGGCGGGGGGGTTTTTTTGTTTGGGAGGGGGGTAGCCGCCCCCCTGCATACCCCCGGGGGGCCTACATAAGCAGCAAGCGGGTCCCTTTTCAAAAAATGTCTCGGCTAATCTTCCAAAATGGCAAACGACGAAACCGAAAAAAATTTGGTCTTGCCTCAAAACTGCGTTTTCTGGTAGCCTCTTCTCACGAGCAGGGGCCGGCCGGTGTTTTCAAGGCCCGCCGCAACCGGCCCCGCTCGTATCCTGGAGGCTTGTCATGCTCGACAAATTGCTGACGTTGTGCCAGACGGAACTTGAAGGGCTGCTAACGCAGCCCGAGATTTGGTCCGGGCTGCTCATCAATCGACGGAAGCCCGAGACGGTGCGTCTGTGGACGCCCTACGAAGACGGGAGGCTTTGTCTCCATCGTTTTTCACCATGCGATGACAGCGAAGCTCTCGCGCATCCGCACCCCTGGCCAGCCGCCTTCATGGTGCTCGCCGGGGCCTACAGGCTGCACCTGGGGATTGGTTCGGCGATGCCTCACCAACTGATTCTGGCTCGCGGCGGTGCTTATGAGATAATTACGCCTTCGGCGTGGCACTCGGTCGCGCCGCTGTGCGAAACCTGGACCGTGATGCTCAACGGGGCGGACTACGCCGCCCCGGATAAGGCAGTTCGCAGGACTGCCGGCAAGGGATTGGAAACTCTTACGGACGCGCGGAAGCGCATCGAACTGGATGTGATTTGTGATATTATTGGCGGCGGATAGGGCGGCTGTCGCGGCCGAGATGCACCGCATTCGTGGCCGGCTTCTTGAGGCCGGTTTTCTTCGCCTGTTTCAGACCGCTGGCGCGGTCCGGTTCGCGAACGTGGAGTTCGCCGACCAGGTGTGTGACGCTTTGCGGAGGATAAAAGATGTGGAAGTCAGTGGTAGAGCAGACTGATGCCCGCGAAGTGGAGCAGCGGTCCATCTTGCTTGAACTAAATCGGCTGCGTCAACGCATGATTACGTGCGGCATGGTGCTGACGTTTCATGCAACCGGGGAGGCTCTGTCGGTCGCCGGCTATGAAGTCGCCGCGCTGCTTCAGGGGACGTGGCCGGATGAAGCCTTAGACACCATCGAGAAAGAAGCGTCCTGGCGGACGCTCCATCGCATCAAAGGAGGATGATATGGTCGTGCTCATGACTTCGCACAGCGGACACCACTTTTCTCTGCTCATCCAGAGCGATGCTCTGTCTGAGTTGCTGCAAAGTTGGCATGGGATGGTGGGCGAAACCCACCTTCCCTGCCTGTATGCTATAGGTCTCCAAAGGACAGACTTGTCCTTCCTGATGCGGGAGGTAGTTCGCTTTGTTGCATTTCACGCGCCAGCTTCTCAGCAGCGAGTTCGGCTAGTTTGTACCTGACACGTCTCACCCACCAGACGCTGACCGGGTCGCCGGTCACCCGTCTGAGGGCTTCAACAATTTGCCAGTCCGCCAAACGCTCCGTGTTATCGCGAACAAATTCCACTTCGGCAGGCCGCTTTTCTAAGTCCACTTCTTTGGTACTACGCACCCGCTTCAGGCCGGCAATGACCCCGGGCGTGACGCCAAATCGCTCCGCGAGCTTATTTCTCGACAACCCTTCGGGGTTGCGGCGTATGTACTCTTTGTCTTGTGGTGTGAGCATGGGTACGGTCCTCGTGGCGCAGCCACGTGTAGAATGGTCAGGGGCCGATGCCCCATGAATCATACCGGAGAGGCATATGCCAGACACTATCGACAGCGAACTCAAGGTTCGTGAAACCGAAGCGGAGCGGGCCAAGGCAAAAGAAGAAACGCAGCAGCCGGACCCGGCCGATGCCGAAGCTATCCTGAAAAAGAACGAGGTCGCGCAGCGTGATTGAGTTCGCGGTCGCTCTATTGGCGAGCTTGCTCGCCATGTCGTTTGTTGAGTACGGCATCCATCGCTGGCTCATGCACCGGCGAACGCTTTCTTGGCTGCGTCAGGTCTACGAGCGGCACACTTTCTTGTATCATCGGAAGTATTGCCGGGTGTTCAATCACGAGCCGGACCCGGCCGGCCGCACCATCAACATCAATCTCGAAGTCTGGTTCGGCCTTCTCATTGCCTCGCCTCTACTGGTCACGCTCTGGTGGTTCGATTACACCTGGCTGGCCGCGCTCTTCGCGGTCATCATCGCCATTCATCACCGGACCTGGTCGTTGATTCACGACGAGATGCACAATCAAAAATGGCGCTGGTTCCGGACGATGTGGCCCTACACGACCCTGCAACGTTACCATTTCATGCACCATCGCTACCCAGGCAAAAACTTCAACGTCGTGTTGCCGTTCTGGGACTTTGTGTTCGGGACGCATATGTGGCCTTCGCCAAAGGATGAGGCTACCATGAAGGAGATAGGGCTATGAGTCATGACCTTTCAGGTCCATCGGCCGAGGCGTGCCCGGCCTGCAATGGACGCGGCTTCATCCTGGGAGGCTTAGAGCCTTCCGACCAGCGGGCTTTACTCGCGGCACTTTTGAAGAATGTGCGTTTTCGCATGGAGCCGCGCTGTCCCGGGCATATGTGCCAGACAGAACAATGGCTGCTCATCGAGATTGCCGGCGACCACCCACTCGTGTGGGACAAGCTCGCCGAGTACAAGTTGTGCGAAGGAGACTTTCAGTATGACGGCGACTGAAAAGAAGGCCCGGCAACTGCTGATGGATTGGCGGAACAAGCAAGGCCACGACCGCTGCTGGTACTATCCGGAAATCTTCAGGTCGCTTTGCGACCTTTTTGAAGTGCCGACTTGTCCGGACCCGGGCCTGCCGCCGCGCGACGAGTTCCGGGAGGGCTGCTGCCGCTACGAAGACGAGCAGTATGGACCCTTGCCATCCTCTCTGCTTATCCGTGCCGAAGTGCGACACGCTTCCCACTTCTTACGAAACAATGCCCTATGGGGCAAGTCGGTCGTCGCTCTGTATCTGGACGGCGCGACCGAGGCGTTTACGACTCATGAGTTTGAATGTAAGCTCGCCGAGTTCGGGACGCCGAATGCCAATGGAGACGTGTTTTTAGGACAACAGGCGGAAGAAGTCCAGAAGGAACAGAAACTTGAGCGAGAACAATTCTTACTTGTCTGAGGGGCTCGCATCTGAGCACTTCGAGATTCTGAAAAACGCAACTTCGTTGCGTTTTGTGAATGGGCGCGTTGAAGTCACGTCTTCGACAGCGCCGAAAATCAAAATTCGCGGCAAGACCGGCCGAGGCCGGGTCTCGATTCGTGGTCAGACTGTCCGAAACCTGGTTTCGGCCAAGGTGACCAAAGAAGGCACCAGGACCAAGGTGGTTTTGGAATTCGAGGGAGGTTGCCCGAGCGAGGGTATCATCGACAATGAGCGCGGAATTTATGTACCGCTATCTGACGAGGAAGCTGCACGAGCTTGATGCCTGCGGCCTCGATGATTCGGCCGAGGCTGAAGAGCTTCGCTCAGACAGCGATGCTTTGTGGCCTCGGCTCGATGACGCTGCCCGGCGTCGGCTCGGCGAGTATTCCGAGCGACTTTACCAGTCAAGAGGACAGTAAACGGAGGGTCTTGATTGTCTGATTCAGGAGACTGGCGTCAGCCAGCGAAAGCTATGAAATGAATCTCCCGCCCGGCTATACCGAGCAGCGGGTCCTCGAAGCGATTGAAAAAGCAGTCACCATCCTGGCCCCCAGCTTCGTATTCGGCTACTACGACCTCGACGACATCAAACAGGAAGCCCGGACCTTCGGGCTTCAGTGCCTGGACAAATACGATGTAAGTCGCCCACTCGAAAACTTCGTTTACACCCACATTCGCAACCGGCTCATCAACCTGCGCCGGGACAAGCTCAGGCGCAACGACGCCCCTTGCGAGAAGTGTCACAACGGCACCACTTGCAACGAAGGCCACTACTGCGAAAAGTATCAGGTTTGGCTCGACCGGAACTTGGCGAAGGCCAATATCATGAGGCCGCTCGACCTCAACTACATCTCCGACGAAGGCGAGCACAAGACCAAGCTCGACTCGACGGTGTGTGAAGATGTCGAGATACAGGAACTCTGTCGTCTCGTCGATGAAAAGCTTCCTGTGGACTTACGCGCAGCGTTTTTGCAAATGCGTGCCGGCGTGAGTCTGCCCAAGGCAAAACGACAGGAAGTCGAACTGGCAGTAAAGGAAATCCTCGGATGCCCGCCAAACCCGGACGAATAAGCAAGACCGACCAGAAGTGGATTCTCGAAAACGCCGGCACGTTGTCTGTTGATGACATGGCGACCAAGCTCGGCAAGCGTCCCGAACTTATCCACAAGTTCATCCGCGAAAACGGCGGCACCGTTCCGGCTCCCGAGGACCGCATCAGCATCCGCGAGGAGCTTCGCCAGTCCGAAGAGTGGAAGCGCTTGAAGTCGGAGTTCTCCGGCGAGGAACTGAAGCTGTTCGAGGAGAAGTACATCAGCCTGATGTCGCAATTCAAGGGCAACGTGTTGCCCTCGGAAGAGACCAGCGTCATGCAGGCCATCAAGTACATCATCCTCATGAGTCGTAACCTCATCGCCCGCTCAAACGCGCTGCGTGACGTGGGCCGGCTCGAAACCATGATGGACGACCTTCTCGCGCGGCACAACTACGACCCAAAGCAGTTCGACAACAACGCCAAGGCCCTGGCCCTGAATCTGGAGACCCAGCTTCAGGCTGCCCGCGCAAGCGAACAGGCTCACACGAATGAGTACGTGAAGTTTCAAGAGCGATACGACAACATCATGAAGTCGTTGAAAGCTCAGCGCGACCAACGCATCAAAGACGTGGAGTCCTCGAAGACCAACATCCTCGCGCTGGTGAAAATGCTCCAGCAAAAGGACATCCAGGACCGCGAGGGTCGCTCGGCCGAGCTTATGCGGAAAGCCGCAGACAAAGAATACAAGCGACTTGGCGCGCTGCACACCTATGAGGATGGCGGGCTCGACCGGCCCATCCTCTCCCCCGACACGCTCGACATAGGAGACGAAGAATGAACTGGATTTTGCTCGTCAGCATTTTCATCGGCATCGGCCGATTCACTATCCCCGGCCACGAAATTTCCTACAATGGAAGCTACGAGGCGTTTGCCCATATCTGGGTGGGCGCGCTGCTCGTGCTGGCTTTCCAGAAGCGGAAGGCCGCTATCTTGGCCCTGGTGTTGCTGACGATTCTCGAAGTCATTGCCTTCGCGGTTTTCAAAGGATGGATGCCATGATTGTGCTGACCCGGGCCAACAACAAAGAGCTTCTCGAAAAGGTTCTCGCGTACCTCAAATCGAGGTATCCCGAAGAGAACACCCAGGACCTGAAGGTTTTGCAGGAAGGGAAGATTTGCTGGTGTCTGTTTTTCGACGGACCCAGGGAACGGCTGCTGCCCGTCATTAGTGTCGCGGCAGAGCTTGCAAAAGGAGCGATGGAATGGATAAGCGAGCCCTGATTTTCGGCGTCACCGGACAAGACGGGTCTTACCTCGCGGAGTTTCTCCTTTCTAAGGGATATTCCGTATGCGGTGTGTGTCGCCGCGTGAGCGTGCCCAACACGCAGCGGATTCATCACCTTCTGAACGAGCCGAGGTTCCGGCTTGAGTTCGGGGATGTGACGGACATGAGCAGTGTCAGCCGCATCTACAACGAGAACCTGGACGGCCACTACGACGAAGTCTACAATCTGGCCGCTCAGTCTCACGTCGGCCTCTCTTTTGACGAGCCGGCCCACACGACCCAGGTGACCTACCTCGGGTGCCTCAACATTCTGGAAACCATCCGTCAACGGCACTACAGCCGGTGGATGTCAGAGCCCTGCCCCAACACGAAGGTTCGGTTCTACCAGGCCAGCAGCAGCGAGATGTTCGGCCGGGGCCGGAGCATGGACTTCTCCAAGATGTTGACTGGCGGCAACGTGACGGAGTCTGTGATGTACCACGGCTCGCCGAATATCTGGAAGGAGCCGGACCCGAACCACAACCAGGATACCGGCTGGGTCCAGCACGAACTGACCCCCATGCTTCCCTGCTCACCCTATGCCGTCGCCAAGCTTGCGGCCCACAACCTCGTGCGCATCTACCGCGAGTCCTACGGGCTCTTTGCGTGCAGCGGCATCCTGTTCAATCACGAGTCCGAGCGACGGGGCGAGAACTTCGTCACCCGCAAAATCACCAAGTACGTGGCCAGCCTAAAGGCCGGCCACGTCAAGACCAAGCTGATGCTCGGAAACCTCACGGCCAAGCGCGATTGGGGCCATGCTGAGGACTATGTGCGCGGCATGTGGCTGATGCTCCAGCAAGACAAGGCCGATGACTACGTGCTCGCGACTGGTGAGACGCACACAGTCGAAGACTTCCTGCGTGAAGCGTTCGCCGTCATTGGCATCGACGACCACAAGCCCTATGTGGCCCAGAGCGCGGACTACATGAGACCCAACGAAGTCCCCTTCCTGCTTGGGGATGCGACCAAGGCCAAGAACTGCCTGGGCTGGGTTCCGCAGGTGAATTTCGCGGACCTGGTCCGTCGAATGGTGTTATCTGATGTAGCTGAGACAAACAATGCCAAAGCGAGTTGAAAGTCTGAGCGGTCCATATAAGGCGTGGCGCATGGAAGTCTTCAAGCGAGACGGCTTCAAGTGCCAGATGCCAAACTGCGGCAAAAAAGGCAAAATCGCCCCTCACCACATCAAGCGCTGGGCCGACGTTCCAGCGCTGCGGTACGCGGTCACCAATGGCATTACGTTGTGTCATGGGTGCCACGAAAAAGTCAAGGGGAATGAGGCTCAGTACGAGTCTCAGTTCATCAGTATCGTGGCATCCAAGTCGGAAGGGGCCATAGATGTTTTGGTCATGAAGTATGCCCTCCGAAAAAAGCAAGAGTCCTAAGTACCAGTACCGCGTCCTGCGTGATACACGAGAAAAAGACGAATACGGCTGGGTCTTCCCCGCGAACGACCGGTGCCTTGGCACGGTTGAGACGACGCTTCATACCGGGGACTACACACTCGAAGGCTACGAGAAGCTGTTCATCATCGAACGCAAAGGCGGCATCGCTGAGTTCGCCAAGAACCTGGTTCAAAAGCGATTCGAGATGGAGCTTTGCCGGCTCGATGAATGGCTTCATCCATATCTTATTCTTGAGTTTGACTTAGCTCACATTGTCAACTTCCCACTAGGGTCCGGCATCCCAGAGAGTAAGCTTCGCTACCTGAAGCTCACTCCTCAGTTCTTGATGCAACGTGTCTGCGAACTACAACTCCGTCATAAGACCAGGCTGATTTTTGCCGGCAAGTACGGCAAGCACATCGCGTCGAGCCTGTTCAAGAGAATTTGTGAAAATGTCACGCTCCCCGCATGAACGAGCCATCGAAATCGCCAATGAAGAGTGGTTGAACCTTGGCGACACTACCAAGCTCGAAATCGTCAACCCGTTCGCTATGCGAACCGAAGAAGACATCGAGAAGCCAATCGACCATCTGCTGGCGCTGATGCGTCGGCCAGAATACTTCGGCTTCACGTGCAAATGGCTGTTCAACAAGACTCTCGTGCCCTATCAGGGTGCCTGGCTTTATGAGCTTTGGAACCGGCCGTTTCCAATGCTGGTTGGTAGTCGTGGAGCGGGCAAGTCTTTCATGCTCGGGCTTTACTGCGTGCTACGCGCGTTGTTCACACAGGGCACCAAAATCGTCATCGTTGGCGCAGCCTTCAGGCAAGCCAAATATGTGTTCGAGTACGCCGAGAACATATGGCACAACGCTCCGATGTTGCAAGACATCTGCGGCGACAGCCGGCGAAATGGGCCCAAGCGCGACGTAGACCGGTGCGTCTTCCGCATTGGCGAGAGCGAAATTGTGGCGTTGCCCATTGGCGACGGCTCGAAGATTCGTGGTCAACGTGCCAGCATCATCATCTCTGACGAATTCTCGTCGGTGCCACTGCCTATTTACGAAACTGTCATCGAGCCGTTTGCCAGCGTGTCTATGGACCCGGTGGCGAAGCTTCAAGAGGCAGCACGCATCCGGGCCTTCAAACGAATGGGTCTATGGAGCGATGAGCAGGAAGCGGAGACGGGCATCGGGTTCTTGTCGAACCAATCCATCATCTCCGGCTCCGCATACTATGGCTTCAACCACTTTGCGGCTTACTGGCGGCGCTGGAAGGCCATCATCGAGTCGCGCGGCGAGCCCAAGAAGCTTCAGGAGATTTTCGGCGGCGACGTGCCGCCCAAGTTCAACTGGCGTGACTATTGCGTCATCCGGATGCCCGTCGAGTTGTTGCCCGAAGGCTTCATGGATGAGAAGAATGTCGCCAAGGCCCGGGCCACGGTCCATCTCACACAGTACCAGATGGAATATGGTGCGTGTTTCGCCAATGACAGCAACGGCTTTTTCAAGGCTTCCCTCATCCAGAGTTGCGTGGTCGGCAACCCGGTCACGCCCATCGAGCACCGCAGCTGCGGCGAAGTCTGCTTCAACGCGGTCCTGAAGGGCCTTCCCACTCGTCGATACGTCATGGGCATTGACCCGGCGTCCGAGCACGACAACTTCTCGATTGTTGTCCTGGAGCTATGGGGGGACCACAGGCGCATTGTCTACTGCTGGACCACCACGCGCAAGCGGCACAAAGCGAAGTTGAAGAAGGGGCTGACTCAGGAGCATGACTTCTACAGCTATGCGGCCAGGAAGATTCGCGAGCTTATGTACCTCTTCCCTTGCGAGCGACTCTGTGTTGACTCTCAGGGTGGTGGTGTTTCCATCATCGAAGCTTTGCAAGACCCTAAGCGTCTCGCAGCAGGCGAGCGACCCATCTATCCAGTCATCGACTTTGATGACCCGAAGGACACCGACGCCCTCGTGGGCGACCACATACTTGAAGTTGTCAACTTCGCGAAATCGGAATGGGTGGTGCAGGCGAACCACGGCATGAAGAAAGACTTCGAGGACAAGGTCCTCCTCTTCCCGCAGTTCGACACTGCAGTGCTCGGCCTTGCTATCGAAGAGGACAAGGAGCGCGGCCGCGTCATTGCCGATGACGAATGGACCGAGAAGCTCTACGACACGCTCGAAGATGCCATCATGGAGATTGAAGACCTCAAGGACGAGTTGGCGACCATCGTTCACACCCAGACCGGGACGACGATGCGCGACCGCTGGGACACGCCCGAGGTCAAGCTACCTGGCGGCAAGAAGGGCCGGCTTCGCAAAGACCGTTACTCGTCGCTCCTCATGGCGAACATGGCTGCCCGCATCCTCGCGCTGACGCCCATCCAGGCCGACGTGGAGGTCTATGGCGGCTTCGCCAGGGAGATTGTGGGTCGCAGCAAGGGGCGCGCGGCGCGCGCGACCAATCATCAGAACCCATCCTGGTACACGGAGAAGGTGCAAACTGGCCGAGCATTCGGCGCGGTTGTGCAGCGTCGGCGATAAACTGGTGTATCTCCATTTGTAGCAATTGAATTGGTCAACTCGATATACTCTTGCAACTCCTGTCGTGTCTTCAACTTACATGATTAGGATTGCCAATGTGAATACACTGTGAGCAAGCCCATAAAGCCCCCCGAGCCCTCGTCTTACCTGTCCTGGGAAGCCGGCGATGAACGCGGCCGAGCCCTGGCATTCAGCCAGACCGCTGCCGCGCTGAAGAAGGTCGAGCCCATCATGCGGACCCAGGGCTCCAGCATCTTCCTCAACGTCGCTCCCGGCGGCGTGTCTGTGCGCGACGGCTTTGACCGTGGCGACTATGAGAGCTTTCGCGGCGGCGAGGCGTTGCCGGGCACTCCCAAAGAATCCATCGCGGCCTGTGAGAACGCCTACCTCAACGTCGGTGTTGTTCGCAACATCATCGACCTCATGGCGGACTTTGCCATTCAGGGCATCGACCTGGTCCACCCCAATGAACGTATCGAGCGCTTCTACAAAGAGTGGTTTCGTCGTGTCGGCGGGCCGGAACGGTCTGAACGATTCGTAAACTATCTCTATCGAGCCGGCAATGTTGTCGTAAAACGACAGACGGCGAAGCTGACGGCCCGCGATGAAGAACGCATCAAAAAGTCCATCGCAGAGCCAGAGGTAGAAGTCGAGGAGCCGGTCAAGCTCCTGAAGCGCGAGATACCCTGGCGGTACACTTTCCTCAACCCCTTATCAGTTGAGTTGTTAGCAGAAGAGCTTGCCCCATTTCTCGGCCGCGAAAACTTCGCTTTCGCGATAAAGATTTCGCAAAACCTTTCGCTAAAGATACGCTCTCCGAAGGGTCCGATTGAACGGGACCTCGTCGCCAAATTGCCAGCAGACATCCTCTCTCTGCTCAAGTCGGGCAAGCGCCTCATTCCGCTCGACCCGGAGAAGGTACGCGCTTTCTACTACAAGCGCGATGACTGGAAGCCGTGGGCCTTTCCAATGGTCCACTCCATCCTCAGCGACCTGAACTGTCTGACGAAGATGAAGCTGGCGGACCTCGCGGCGCTCGACGGGGCCATTAGTTGCATCCGTGTCTGGCGGCTCGGCAACATCGAAGCTCGCATCATTCCGAATGAAGCCTTGATTCAGCGTCTGGCTGAGATGCTGACGAACAACGTCGGCGGCGGCGTCATGGACCTCATCTGGGGGCCAGACATCGACCTGCTCGAAACAAACACCGACGTTCACCACTTTCTCGGCCAGACGAAGTATGAGCCGGTTCTGACAGCCATCTATGCCGGCCTCGGCGTGCCTCCAACGCTCACAGGCGCGGCCACGCAATCCGGGTTCACCAACAACTTCATCTCGCTTCAGACCATGACGGAGCGGCTCGAATACGGCCGCAGCATCCTTCGCGAGTTCTGGGAGTATGAGATTCGCCTGGTGCAACGCGCGATGGGTTTCCGGTTCCCGGCGACCCTGGTGTTCGACCGCATGACCCTCTCTGACGAAGCGAGCGAGAAACAGCTTCTCATCAACCTGGCAGACCGAGACATCATTTCCTGGGAGAGTGTCGTCGAGCGGTTCGGTGAGACTCCAGAGATTGAAGCGGTCCGGCTCCGTCGCGAAATGCGCAAGCGTGAAGATGGCATGTTGCCCGAGAAGGCCAGCCCGTTCCACGACCCAGAACACGAATTCGGACTCCAGAAGATTTTCTCTCAGGGCGGCACCGTCACCCCGAGCGAAGTCGGTCTCGAACTCGAAGAGCGAGCGTCTGGCGAGAAGACCGTCATGGAGCAGCAGCAGAAACACGAAAAGGATGTGCTTGGCAAGACTCAGGAGCACAACCATGAGGTCCTTGACAAAACCCACAAGCACGAGAAGCAATCGCAAAAGGTGGACCAGGAAACAAGTAAGCAGGAGATGGACCACGACTTCAAGACGCAGCAGTTGCAATTGAAGCACGGCGTCCACCCAGGCCAGATTGAAAAACACGCTATCAAGCATGGCGTCCCGGGCCAGGGCCGGCCGAAGAACTCGAACGACAAGACGAAGCGGAAATCGAAGACGGTCAAGCCGCGCACGTCGGCTCAGTTCGTTCAAGAGTTGGCCCACGCGGAGAACCTGCTGGCTTCGCTCAATGAGATGGTCGCGCCGGTCTACCTTCGCTCGCTTGGCAAGCAGAATCTTCGTCAGTTGACGGACACCGAGGGGAAGGACTTCGAGGAGTTCAAGTTCGCCCTCCTGTGTCAGTTCCAGCTGGGAGAAGAGATTACGCAGGAGAAGGTGAAGGCAGCTGTGTCAAGCGACCTCTTCCTTCCTGCTCACGTACAGCAACTCTATCGTACAACGCTTTCGACGTATGTCCAGAAGAACGACCGCGACCCGCCTGTGGAGGTTTTGCGTCGGTTCCAGGCTTCCGTCTTCGCCCTTTACCGTGGTGAGTACGAGTAGGGGTGTATGTAACGAATGGCGATGGACCTTATGGCAGCAAGGGTTCCGCTCTCTTTGAGAGGTCAGTACCTTCTACTCCTGGTCCGGTAGTAACGGTGCGTGTCGAAACTCCGCGAGGAGAAGGCCAAAACCAGGCATCGCCTTCATTCAAAGTAGGAAACACCAATGTACCAGATTCCAATTTTCAAAGCTGAGCGGGACGCCGGCCTGGTTGAAAAGATTCGGGCGTCCGCCAGCGTTGCGTTTGCCTCGGCGTTGACCCTGAGCGACAAGGTCCTCATGGGCAAGAACTACGAGGACAAACTGCGCAAGTTTGCTCTCGGCTTCGCCGGCTCGAAGTCCAAGGCGTCCATCGAAGACTTTGACCTCCACTACCTGAAGACCATTCTGGTTTCGACAGGCTGGAACAAGAATGACGATGTGTTCGAGAGGTTCGAGACCTGGGCAGCGCGGCGCACACCGGAAGACAAACCGGTCAACTACGAACACAACTGTTCCGACATCATCGGCCACATGATTGGCTGCTATGTCATTGGTGAAAATTCTGAGTTGGTCACGGACGAGTCCGTGGTTGATGACCTGCCATCGAAGTTCCACATTGTCGTTGGCGCGGTCCTCTACAAGTATTGGGACAAGCCGGACCTTCAAGAACGTATGGACAACGTCCTGCGCGAAATCGCTCAGGGCGGCTGGTTCGTGTCGATGGAAGCTCTATTCAAGGGCTTCGACTATGCGGTTGTTGCCAATGACGGCACAGCGCGCATCATCGCTCGCAATGAGGAGACAGCCTTCCTCACAAAACATCTGCGGGCATATGGCGGCACTGGTGCTTATGAGGACATGAAGGTGGGGCGCTTGCTCCGCAACATCGTGTTTTCTGGCAAGGGATTGGTTCGCAAGCCTGCCAACCCAGACAGTGTCATCCTTACTCAGGCCAACGATTTTCGAGGAACCTTGGGCAAACTGTCTGAATTTTTGCGCGCAAAGCTAGAATCGGGGTATTCAGAAGTAGCCTCACTGTCCTCGGATGTGACTCCAAAGGAGCGAAGAGATAACATGGCAACCGAAAACGAAACACTGCAAAAGCAGCTTGCGGCTCTTCAAGCCGATAACGAAAAGCTTCAGAAGCAACTGGCTGATACCAACAGCAAGCAGTTGGAAGCTCAGGTCAAGGCTGCTGAAGACGCGAAGGCGAAGTCCGACGAAGCTCTCAAGACAGCGAATGAAAAGATTGTCGCTCTTGAGAAGAATGCCGCGACCATCGCCGACGAAGTCAAGGCTCTCAAGGCAACCATCGAGAAGAGTGAAACGGCGCACAAGGCTGTGTCCGACGAACTCAACACCATCAAGGAAAAGGTCAAGACGGCTGCTCGCATTGCAGCGGTCAAGACTGCGCTGAAGGTCAATGAGAGTGACGCCGAAGCGGTCAAGGCCGCTGAAGAACTGGCGACCACGCTCACGAATCTCAGTGACGAGGGCTTCGCTGCCCACTTGAAGGCCATCTCGAAGTTCACGCCCGCGCAGCTGCCTCCGAAGGGCACGCCGGCCAAGGACCCGCCGAAGGCGACCAACAAGCCGGCTCCGATGAGCGGCAAGGGGTCTGAAACTGAAGACCCGGCTGAAGGCGCTGCCGACTCGAAGACTCTCGACGACGCGGAGCCAGACGCAGAGGCTGCTCTGGCAACTTCTGAAGCCGCCGGAGCCCAAGTCCAAGCGGTGCGTAAAAGCATCGCGAGCTACTTCGGCTGCGAACCGGACGAAGAGAACGCCGAAGAGTAATCCCAAGACAGAAACCTACAAAGGAGACTTCGTCCCATGCTGAAACCTGACCGAGTAATTCTCGAAACTGACATCACTCTGACCTGTGAATCCGTCGCAGAGCGCGGCGTCGTCCTATGCCACAAGACCAGCGGTTCTGGTGCGGCGATGGGCGACCATGCAGGCCAGTCCGACTTGTATGCGAACCCTTCTGGAAAGAAGGTCGCGGGTCTGCTGATGTGCGACGTGGTCAACGTTGACCTCACGCGCTATCACCTGAACTTCCACAAGGACGAAGTCCCTGTTGGAAACCGCGTGTGGTTGCTCCGCAAGGGCACTGTCGTGACCGACAAGGTCACCGGCTCGCCGACTGCTGGCGCGACTGCGTACTTGACTGCCAACGGCGTTCTGACTCCGACTGTGTCCGCGACTGGCGGCGTTGTTGCAACACCAAAGGTCGGCGAGTTTGCCGGCGGTCTGGATGAGAACGGCTTCGTTCGAGTTCACATCAACCTACCGGCCTAACCCACGGACAGAAACCATAGGAGTATGACACAAATGGCAACCAAGCGCCTCAAAAAGCCGACCCCTGAAATGAACGCACTTCTGGTGCGTGCAGGGTCCAATGACTACGAAGTCGCTCGCGCGGCTCAACGTGAGCTTGCGAAGGCACTCTCGCTTCCCCTGAAGCAAGGTGTCATGAAGGGCGACATCATCGCGGGCATCTTCGAGCCCATCCGATTTCAACCGGGTGCCGCAACGGAATTCCCTCTCGACTTCCTCAGCCCAGGAACTGAGAAGGACTTCGTGGCCTACACGATTCCGAGTGTTGGCCGCATTCCCGAACGTCACATCGAAGGCGATTACGTCATGGTTCCGACCTATGACGTTGGCTCCTCGATTGACTGGCACCTGAAGTACGCGCGTGACGCACGCTGGGACATCATCGGCCGAGCCATGCTCGTCCTTGAGTCCGGCTTCGTCCGCAAGGCCAACAACGACGGCTGGCACACGCTGCTTGCAGCGGGCGTCGGTCGCAACTTGGTCTCCTACGACGACAAGTCCACTGCTGGCCTCTTCACGAAGCGCCTCGTCGCCATCATGAAGACCGTCATGCGGCGCAATGCGGGCGGCAACAGTACCTCCCTCAACCAGGGCAAGCTGACCGACCTGTACATCAGCCCGGAAGGTCTCGAAGACATCCGGTCCTGGGACTTGAGCCAGATTGACGAGTTCACTCGTCGCGAAATCTTCCTCGCTGGCGGAAGCGGTCCTGACGGCGTGGCCGCGCTGTCCAAGATTTTCGGCGTCGTGCTTCACGACATCGACGAGCTTGGCGTGGGCCAGGAATACCAGGGCTACTACGAAGACACCCTCGGCGGCACGTTCCCGGACGACAAAGTGGAACTCGTCGTTGGTCTCGACATGCAGAATCGCGACTCCTTCGTGATGCCGATTCGCGCTGAAGTCGAAATCTTCGAGGACCCGACCTTCCACCGTCAACGTCGGGCTGGCGTCTATGGCTTCGGCGAGCACGGCTTTGCCGTTCTCGACAGCCGACGCATCCTCCTGGGCGCATTCTAAGCGTTCCCATCTACCTCCTGTGATGGGTGCAGGGTTCGAGGGGCGGTCCTGATGGACCGCCCCTTTTCTTTTCGTGTATCTTCCTTGGGAGGACACTCTGCATGGCACTACCAACTGAACTCACCGACATACTTCGCGTCTTGGTCAATGACGCTGATTCGACTTCTTACACGGACGCAATTCTGGAAAAGACGCTCGCTGTAGCGGCTCGCCAGGTCACCGTCGAGATGGACTTCACTCAAGACTTCAAGATTACCATCGGCACGACGCCGGCTATCGCGCCGGACCCAACAGACGATGCTGGTGGAACACGCGACGACTCATTCATCAACCTCGCGACTCTCAAGGCGGCTTGCATCATGGACCAGGGGGCCGCGCTCCTGGCTGCGAAGCAAGCCATCGCGGTCGGCGACGGCTCATCGAAGATTGACTTGCGCGAACGCGCAGCGTGGTTGCTCAAGCTGCTGGAAAAAGGCTGGTGTGCAGCCTTCGAGAACGCCAAGCTCGAATATAAGTCCGGGCAGGTACAGGTTGCTGGAGCGGCCGTCATGACCCCGTTCCGCCTTTACGCGGCTGGCATGTTCGGCGGACGCGATGTCCGCAGCGTCATGAACTACTAAGGAGAAACTATGGCAGTCCTAATCCGCCTTCGCACTGATGAAGACGTGGTCAACGGTCTGGTGACCGTGCGGCCGCGCGACAACGGAGCCCGCGACGAATATACGCCGGCTGGGGCTCAAAGCATTCCCTCGGGTGAAGACCCGGGGCACTGGTCCGTCCTGGACGGCCGCTACATCACTGACCCAACAGGATGGAATGGCTAATGGGAAAAATCTTCACGCTCGATGCCGATGTCAAGAACATCATTCGCGATGCCATCGACGACCTCATTCTCGAACTCGGCAAGGATTGTCTTTTGGTCTATCCGCCGAAGATGACTTTGTGCGTCAACTGCGTGAGCGACCCCATCGGACACAAGCCATCCAATCGTTGGAAAAATGGTGGGCCCATGCGCTTTCCTCTGGGCTCGCTCTGTCCACTTTGCAATGGCGAAGGCAGACGGGCCGAAGAAGTGACCGAGACACTGCGCTTTCTCTGCGAATGGGACCCAAAGAAGTTTCTCAAGCCGGTTCAAGGCGTGGACCTACGGGTGCCCTACGGCATGTGTCAGACCAAGGGCTACCTTACGGACTTGCCGAAGGTGCTTCGCTGCGACCACATGATTCTTCAGAACAACATCAGCGGCGTCCTGCGACTGAAGTACAAATTGGCTGGCGAGCCTGGCGACTACTCGAACATCATCCAGGGTCGCTATTTTGTGGCCACGTGGGAACGCACCAACCAATGATAGACATCACGCTGGACATCGACCCTGTTCTCGTTGAGCAGGAGATAGCACAGGCCCTGGTCAGGAAGTTCTCTGGCATTCTCAGTTCGATGATTGGGCCGGTTCGGGCTCGTGTGGCGGAAGCAATCGAGACGCTCATCAAGCAGTCGCCGGAGTATGTCTCTTTGACTGAGTCGCGCGGCCAACTGCGTGGTGAACTTGGTCTCATTGGCGGCGGTCCCAGGCCGACAATTGACCCAGAGTCGTTCATCAACCTGCTCATCAACACAATTCAAAACAATGTCGAAGTTGAACTGGAGCCATTTATCCGGACCGGTTCCACTTTCGTTGGTGGGCTCGTGGTCCGCGTGCTACGCTCGCAATTCGACGACCTGGTCGCGTTGAGCGGCGCTGTCTACGTCTCTCCCGAGCGCGGCTACAGCATCCCTTGGCTGAATTGGCTTTTGCTTGGAGGTCCCGGGGACCTCATCACAACCCATTGGTACATGCACACCGGAGAAACCGAACATAGGTCTCGTACCGGCATGGGCGTCATGGTTCCGGTAGGCGGCGGGCATTCCGGCTGGGGACTTGGGCCCAACGGCGGCACCCCTGACAACAACTGGTTGACTCGCTCGCTCGCGCCGCTCGTCAATGGGCAGCCGAAAGGCGTCATCCATGTGATTCTCGAAGAAGAGCTACTCAGGAGGACATAATGTCTGACTATACGAAACTGAAGGGCATCCAGCACATCGGCGATGTCCTTTTGAGCAAGACCCTCGAAACCAACATCATCACCTATTTCAATTGGGGCCTCCTGGAAGTCGGCGGCTTTTTCAATGTGTCCATTCCGTCGCCCGGCGTCTATGGCGGCGACCAGCACAAGCTTCGCCTGGTGAGTGAGGACCCATACTACAGCACTGGTCAGGTTTGGGAGGGGTTCCGAAGTGATTGGGTGTGGGAGACCGGCGTCGAATACGACTACCAACCAATCCGCGTCAGCGGCGTGAATGTCGATGGCACGTTCTACCCGACAGCGACCACGACGGGCACCTATGCTCACAAAATCAACTACCCACTTGGGCGTGTGACATTTGACAATGCCATTCCGCCCACCAGTGTTGTGACATGCGAACATAGCTACCGCTATGTCCATTTCACCCACGGCGGTGTGCCTTGGTGGAGGCAGATACAGACCAACTCCATGCGTGGGGACGACGTTCATTTCCTTCAGCAGGGAAGCGGAGCATGGTCCATCCTAGCTCAAAATCGTATTCAGCTGCCGGCTGTCATTGTGGAAGCCACGCCACGGACATCGCGCCGGCCATATGAAATCGGCAGCACGCGAGCCTGGGTTCGTCAGGATGTGCTGTTCCATGTCTTGGCTGACAATCCGGACGACGTGAAGTTTCTGCACGACGCCATCACCTACCAGTGGCAAAAGCAGTTCTTTCTATTCGACCTGAATCGCATGTTCCAAGACGAGAAATTCCCATTGGACGCAGGCGGGTCGCCAGTGACCGGCGCAATGATGTATCCGCAATTGGTCGCCCCTACAGGCGAAGGCGGCTACCGCTGGAACATTGTCAGCACGGCCAACATGCAGTCTACAGACGCGAGTATGCCCGGGTCCATATGGGCGACCACAATTCGTGGCACATTTGAACTGGATTTACCGTAAGCGGTGTAAATCTTAGTGGGCAACGAACGGATAGTCTAACAACCCCACAGGGAGCACAACGAACATGGCAAATAAGCGCATCTTCTATGCCGTGCAGCAAGCCGCCTTTACCAAGTGCGGCATCGAGGCGTATTCTTCGCCCGACGACAAGGCTGTTCACGGCCTTCAGAGCCTCGGCATCAACACCAAGTTCAACCTTGAACAGGTGTTCGAGATTGGTCAGATTTCCATCTACCAAAACATCGAGAACATTCCGGACGTGGAAATCACGATGGAAAAGGTTCTCGACGGCTACCCGCTGATTTACCACCTTGCCACGCACGGTGCGACGGTCCCGAGTCTCTCGGGTCGCGCAAACGTCAAGGCAACGGTTGGTCTGTCGATTTTCAACGACACGCAGGACTCCGCGTCCGGCACCACGATTGCTCAATGCCAGATGTCTGGTGTGTACGTGAGTTCGCTCGCCTACAACATCCAGGTCCAGGGCAACGCGACTGAGCAAGTCACCATCGTGGGCAACAACAAGGTGTGGAACAACGCCTTCACCACGACTTCCTTCGACAACGATGACGCGCCGCTCGCGACCGAAGGCGTCAACCGTCGTCAGCACATCAAGTTCGGTGCGTCTGACCCGGCCGGCCCGGTCAACAGTCACTTGCCGCAGGACATCCCGGGCATCACAAGCTCCGGCACGAACGAACTGACCAACGGCGAGTTCGGTGCTCACGTTCAGAGCATCAAGGTTTCCGCAAACCTTGGCCGCGAACAACTGTTCGAGCTTGGCCGCAAGGGTCCGTTCCACCGCTACGTCAACTTCCCGGTCGAAGTTCGTTGCGACATCGAAGTCCTCAGCACGGCCGGCGACCAGGTCAGCGCTCTCGAAGAAGCGAGCAACCTGACTGACCGCAAGATTTTCATCTGGATGACCGAAGGCACGAAGCTCGACCTCGGCACCAAGTCCAAGTTGGCCTCGGTCAACTACGGTGGTGCGAATGCTGGTCAGAACGGCGGCAACGCCACTGTGACCTACAGCTATGTGACCTTCAACGACCTTACTGTCACGCATCCCGAAGACCCGAGCGCGTTGTAACCAAACGCTCCTCACGGAGCATCCAAGGCCGAGACATTTGTCTCGGCCTTTTCTTTTTGATGTGGGCAGTAGCCGTAGAAGCCGATGGAGCAGTTGCAGTTCATACATAGAACGCGATACCCTGGCGGGAAGCCTTCGCGCTTGAGCCAGAGATAGAACTTTCTACCAGTCATGCCAGATTTGCGGTGTTGATTGCCGCCTCCGTCGATGTGGTCGAGAGTCAGAAACTCAAGACGCCATTCTCCGCAACACGCACACTTCATGGTTCCCTTGCTGTAGGCTGAAAGAATCTCATGTCGCCAGCGTTGGTAGTCTTTCTTTTGAGCTACTCGCTCTACAGCACGAACCTGCGGCTGCTTTCGCCTGGCTCTAGCATAGACATTGTGACATGCTTTGCATATCTCTTGTCGCCTAGCTTTCGACATCTCTGACATTGGTTTTGTGTGACCGCACTTTTTACACCTGACTTCTGTGGTCTTCATTGTAACCCTTCCTTGGATAACCGTGACTCATCCAAAGGATGATACATTCGCCACGTCGAAGCCGACCACTCGTGTAATATCAGGCGGGAGAGTTTCACTCTAGGCGGTGAAACTCAGGATGGTGAAAGATGAAACTTGTTGTTCACTACGGAGTGAACCAGCCATCATTAGTAAACGGAAGGAACGCAAAGCGTGGAACCACTTCAGTACGAAGCAATCTGCAAATACGTCGGCAAGCTCTTTCTCGAAAGCAACTCACAACTCGAATCACAGTCGGCATTCTTCCACGCGAAGATGCAGGAACTCCGCGAGCAAGTCAAGAAGCTTGAGCAGGAGAGGGATGAGGCTCTGCGACTCATCGCCACGACGAAGCGGGAGTAATAGTGCAGCCTCACGAACGCGAACTTATCGTTGCCCGCATCTGCTCGGGCACCGTTCGTTGCCCGGTCCATTTCGACGGCCGCAACACCACCATCATCATGCGTCAGCCGACGCGCGAGCAACTCTACATCGCCGCCGAACTGTTCACTGATGTGTTTCGGGAGTCCGAGCTTGAGGGCCTCTTCAGCGAAGATGAGCTTTATGCGTTCTTGATGGACAACGACCTCTGGACTCTGGAAAAAGATAAGCAATACGTCGGGCTCCCCAAGGACATTGAGGAGTTCAAGCTGAAGCTGTTCAAGCTCACGTTCAAGTCGAATGAGCGGCAAGTCGCACGCAAGGCCCTGGCCCTGGCCAAGAGCGTCTATGCCGGGCTCGCCGCCGAGCGAGCGATGTATGCACACCTTTCCTGCCAAGGCGCAGCCAATCTTGCACGGAACAGGTATTTGTTGGGCTGCTCGATGTATTATCCAAACGGAAGCCCCGTCTTCGTTGGCGAGACCTTCTGGGAGGAGCCAAGTGACCTCCTGGACCTGGTCATGCAGTCTCAGAGCCATCTGCGTCTTGGCGAGGAAGCCATTCGCGAGATAGCCCGGACCGACCCCTGGCGAAGTATTTGGATATGCAGGAAGGGAGAGGGGCACGTCTTTGGCGTGTCGCCCGTCGATTACACGGAGGAACAACGGTCGCTTGTGGGTTGGTCGAATCTCTACGACAACATCTACGAGCATCCGGACTGCCCATCTGATGACATCATCGAAGACGACGACATGCTGGATGGCTGGCTCATCGACCAGCGGAGACAGCGTGAAGCGCGCCAACTCAAGAAGTCCGCCGAAGACATCGTGTCCAACGAAAAGATTCGTGGCAGCAGCGAAATCTTCGTCCCGGCCGGCACAAGCAAGGATGCCGCGAAAATCAATGAGCTAAACGACGAGATGACTCGGGGCTTGTTGAAGCAGCGGTTCGACTACCTCAAGAAACACGGCAAGGTTGCTGAACAGGATATGCCGGACACGAAACGTAGGCTGCAAATGGCGGCGGCTGACTTGGGCGCGAAAGCCATAACAGGAAAGACACAGTAATGGACCAAATGGACCGGCTACGCAACGTGGCCAACACTCGTAAGGAAGTTGAAGAGCACGCGACCCAGCGAAGCTTCCAGGAAGCCTCCAGGCGGCGTCTGCTCAAGATACTCGAAAAGAAGCTCCACACGGCGTTCATCGGAGCCCTGTCGCACGTTGAGACCCACTTCGGTAGGCTCTGGGGGCATGGCAAGGACGAGATGGATTGCACTGAACAAGAACTGGCCTGGCGTGAGATTTGGAATCTGTGTCGCACGGATATTCTCACCAACGGCAACAATCAGCTTCGCGCGGTGCAGGCTGAGATGCAGTTGTACAAGATTGAGTGGAATCGGTATTCCACTCAGCTAGTAGTGAAACGGAATGGCCAGGACGTGTAGTATCTGGCACAAAGGAGGAGGCACATGGCCGACCAAAAGAAAATCGAGAACAAGAAAAACTTCAAGGTCACCGTCGATGACAAGGAACTCAACCTTGCCGTGCGCCGGCCGGACAACAAAGCCCGCCAAGGCGGACAACAGGTCTACAATCGAGCGTTCCGCCAGGCAATCGAGTCCGGCGCAATCGTTCGAGCCCGCATCGAAGCGGTGATGCGCGACCAGAACCTATGGGACGACGCCCGCCAGAAGCGGTTCGAGGAACTCAACAAGCGATTGCTCGATTACGAACTGTCGCTGAAAAAGGGTGGTCGCAAGCTCAAGGACGCCCGCGAGATGGCCATCCAGATGCGCCGGGACCGCTGGGAACTCCGTAATCTGAACTACGACCGCAACCAACTCGACCTTCACACGGCCGAGGCTCAGGCCGAGAACGAGCGCTTCAACTACCTCGTCGCGACCTGCACGGTGTATGGTGATACGGGGAAGCCATACTTCAAGGACGTGGAAGATTATCTCACGAGGGATAACGACCCCGTCGCTCCTCAAGCGGCCACAACGCTTGGGAAGATGATTTATGGCCTGGACGACGACTTCGAGCACCAGTTGCCCGAAAACAAGTTTCTCAGGAAGTACAAGTTCGTCAACGACACACTGCATCTCGTTGACACGACCGGCCGTCTCATCGACGTGAATGGTCGCCTGGTGGACTCCGAAGGACGCCTCATCAACGAGAAGGGCGAACTGGTGGACACCGATGGCAACCTCCTCACCGAGGATGGCGAGTACAAAGTCGATTTCGCGCCGTTCTTGGACGACGACGACGAACCGATTTCTGAGGACACCGACAAGAGCACCCAGGACAACGCTGCTCCTGTCGAAGACGAAGAACCCGAACCGCAAGAAGTCTCGGTCTAATCTCCCCGCCGGATAGTCACGCTCACAAGCAATGGAAAGGGCAGCTTCGCCTCAGACAAGGTGCGCAGCTGCCCTTTTTTTTATTGGGTAACCAATGGCTGATTTCAACATTGTTGCGAGACTTCAGATTCAGCTTCAAGCTGGGTCTGCGGCGGCTGCGGTGCAGCAGCTTCAACAGCAGCTGCGCAACGCGAACCTGTCGCTCGCCTTCGGCCTCCAGCCGCAAGCTCTTGGTGGTCTCAACAACCTCAACCAGGGGCTTCGCGCGACTCAGGCTGCGGCCTCAGCAACCTCCTCCTCTCTGCGCAGTACCACCCAGGTCATCAATGATGGCTCCACGGCCATCGAACGCTTTGGGGCTCAAGCCGGGCTCGCCGCTCGCCGCTTCATTGCCTTCACCGTAGGCGCGTCTACCATTGTGAAAGTCGCGCAAGCCTTTCGAGAAGGTATTGCGGCCGGTATTGATTTCAACCGCACGATGGTGAAGATTGCCCAGGTTGGCGGCGACACCAAGGGGCAGTTGGCTGAGCTTGCGTCAGAAGTGACCAGGCTCTCGACTACCTGGGGCATCTCGTCCAAAGAGCTTGCTAACGCGGCACTCGTTTTCAAGCAGGCCGGCTTGTCGGCTCAAGAAGTCAAGGGCCATCTTGAGACCCTTGCCCTCACGGACCTCGCGCCAAACTTCGAGTCGATGGCTCAGACGGCCGAAGGTCAAATCGCCATCTGGCGTCAATTCGGCACCAACGTAGACCAAACGCGCGAAGCCCTTGGTGCAGCCAACGCGGTTGCCGGCGGCTTTGCCGTTGAGTCGCGCGACCTTATCGAAGCCGTCCGCAAATCCGGCGGTGCGTTCAAGGCAGCTGGCGGCAGCTTCAACGAGTTCATTTCTCTGTTCACAGCCGTGCGTAGCACGACACGAGAATCGGCCGCTGAAATCGCGACCGGTATGCGGACAATCTTCACCCGCATTCAGCGTCCTCAGACTGTTGAGTCGCTCCGCGAACTCGGCGTGAATTTGCGGTACACAGCGGATGAAGCCAAGAATCTTGGTCGTGCCGACCTCGAAAATCAGTTCGTTGGTCCATATGAAGCCGTGAGCCGCTTGAACGAGGCACTGCGGGACATTCCGACCACGGACCCGCGCTTCTTGCAGGTCATCGAGCAGCTTGGCGGCTATCGTCAGGTCAGCCGTGTTCTGCCGATGATTCTCCAGTTCAGTGAGGCTCAGAAGGCCCTGAACGTCGCTCAAACCGGCAGCCTGTCCCTGACAGCGGCAGCCGAGAAGTCTCAGGAATCGCTTGGCCGTCGCTTGAGCCAGGTCAACGAAGAGTTCCTTGGCTTCATGCGAAGCATCGTGGAGAGCAAGGGTTTCCAGAGCTTTGTGCGGTTCTCCCTGGACCTTGCCAGCGCACTCATCAAGGTCCTGGATGTGGCTCGGCCACTTATCCCGGTCATCACCACGCTCGCCGCAGTCCGTATCGCACAGAATTTCGGCCAGACGGCCGGCGGCTTCCTCTCGCACTTCATCGGCACGGCCCCGGGCAGCTTCACTCCGAAAAAGGTTGAACCTGGCGTTCGCTTCGCCAAGGGCGGTTATGTTCCCGGCTCGGGAGCTACCGACTCGGTCGCGGCTCACGTCATGCCGGGCGAACACGTCACCAAGAAAGATTCGACGCAGTCGGTTGACCGCCGGTATCCTGGCTTCTTGACAGCCATGAACCAGGGGGGCGACATTGGCGTCGAGAACTATTTCCGACATCGTTTTGCCGATGGCGGCGAAGCCCGCCAAGGGTTCGGCTTTGGTGACACGGTCAAGTCACTTCTCGCGAATAGCGTTCTCGGCCTTGGACTGCTAACAGGCGTTGATTCCGGTGACGCCTACGAAGTCGCAAAACAGCGAAGTGGCGAACAAGTCGAGCACGTCCAGAAAAGCCTTCAGGAAGACGAGAAGAAGAAGCGCCAAATCAAGCAAGCTTTCGGCGGCGAGACGCCGCGTCAGCGCTTCGGCTTTGGTGACAGCGTCAAGAAGTGGCTCTCGACCGGAATCTTGGCAGCCGGCTCGCTCGTTGGTGGTCACGGCCTGGACGACCAGGTTTCTGTTGGCCAACAGGAAAAGCGCGACCGCATCGAGAATGTGAAGGAGTCGCTTGAAGAAGAGCTTCGTCGCAAGAACAAGAAGAAGCCTCAGAAGCTCGGCAAGGGCGGTACGCCCGACCTGGTTGCCGCCGATGGCTCGATGGTTCTGCCTCTCATCGAGAAGCACTTCGACGATGTCAAGCAAGACGACCGTGGTCGCTATGTTACAAAACAAAACAATCGCGATGTGTTCTTCGAGTACATGCCAAAAATCAACGCCCTGAAGATTGACTTCTTGCAGGACGGCATCGGCGACTTCAAGCACACGAACAAGTCTCTCCAGAAGGGCACACTGTCCTTCCTGCGCAATCTCCAGGGCGTTGCCAAATCTGCTGGCCAAAAGGTATTCGGCATTGTTGCGGCGGGCTCGGAACAAAAGCGCTCGAAGATTTACAAAGAGGGTCTTGAAAAGCTCGGCTTTGTCGCAGACGACACGTGGTCGGAATACTACAAGAAAGCCGCCTTCGGCGGCGAGATGCGGCTGGCCAAGGGCGGCGATGACATCTTCAGCAAGTTGCCGAAGTATCCAAAAGAGGATGAGTCTGAGCTTCCGCCACAATACGGCAACCCAATCAATGAGTTCATACAGAAGAAAACTGGCCTAAGTAAGAAAGAGATAACTGCCGCTGCTCTTGCCGGGAGCGTTGCCGCTAATGGACTCCTAGCTGCCACTAGCATGTGGATTCCAGGTTCGCAGCCGGTTGCTACCGGCATTACTGCTCTTGGAATCGCTGGTGTCAAGAAGTTACTGAAAAAGCGCCGTGGCTTTGCTGGCGGTCTGGATGTCATGCCAGATGGTCAGCATGAGTCGCTTCGTAATCTGTACGACCAGGTCAAGGAATACGCAGAGACGCGATTCAGTGCTCACGCTGGCAGCCCGGAAAGCGACCAGAAGAAGAGCAAGGCAACCATCGCTCACATTCGCCGCCTGGCGGCTGCTACACTCAGCAGGAAGGAAGTGTTGCAGCGTATCCCGGCCGGCTCCTCGATTGCTGGCATCGGTGCCTTCGGTGTGGCTATCAAGACGCCCGATGGCGACGTGATTCGCGCTCAGGCCGACAAAGCACCGGACCTCGCAAACAAATACGCCGCTGAGATTGGACGCAAGCCGTTCAAGCCTTGGCAGTACGCAACCGCTCGCCCGCCTATTGATGAAGTGTTGCAGCCGACAGCCACGATGACTGTCAAGAAGGGTGAACGCTCAACGTTCATGGAGCGTCTGCCTTATGTGACGCCGCTCACCGAGCTTCCTCACCATCAGCAGGAAGAAGCTCATGAGAAGGCCCAGGCAGAACTGTTGCCGTCGATGGCCAAAAAGGGCTGGATGCTTACTGACAAGCACAAGGGCAACCTAGCGGTTGACAAGGCCGGCCGGTTCATCGCGCTTGACCCGGCGACTGCCAAAAAGATGAATGAGGACCAGCAGTCGCGGCTTCTCAGGATTCTCGCTTCAGACAAAGCGGTTGCTACTGGCCTGCCAGGGGCTCAGGTCGATGAGTCTACGATTCACGACCCGCGTCTGAGTGTTAGCCCGCCAAGTCCAACAGTGCAGACGCGCGGTCGTAAAAAGTTCGACATCGGCGGCGAAGCCGCTTTGCCGGAAGCAATGAAGTTGTTGCAACAACGCTTCCAGACTTTCGACGTGTCGCGTATTGCTGAGAACGTGACGTTTCACGACAAGATTCCATCGAAGACTTTCCCAGAGCGTGGCGCGATTGGTAAGTTTTATCCGGAGACGGATGAAATTGCCCTTTCTCGCCAGTTGAAGTCTCCGCGCCTTCTTGCAAAGACGCTGCTTCATGAATTCGTTCATAGGATTGATTACGACGAGGGCACGCAAAAGCGGCATGGCTCTCGCGACAAAAAGTCTGTTCCCGGCAAGTTGGCTGCGCAGCTTCAGCCTGCATGGTCTGAAATGGCGATGCAGAGATATTTCAAGGGTAAGACCAAGGAACAGTTGACTCCGAAGGAACAAGAGTCGCTGGCATATCTGACGGCTCCACATGAAGTTCTTGCCTACATGGTCTCGGACGTGGCCACTCGGGACAAGGACCAGGTTCCTGAAGAACATGAAAAGGCTGTGCAGACACTGCTCAGGCGTCACCTACCGGCTCGGCAACCGCAGAAGTACGAACGTGGCGGATGGGTTGTCCCTGGCGAAGGCAACACTGACTCCTTTCCTGCTGACCTTGCTCAGGGTTCGTATGTCATCCGGAAGTCCTCGGTTCAAAAGCTCGGCGCGTCCAACATCCTGAAGATGGCAACCGGCGGCACTGTCCCGGCATTGCTCATGCCTGGCGAGGTTGTTATTCCGCCAGGTAAGGCTCGTCAAATCGGTCGTCACGCTCTGACCGAGATGAACCTTCACGGCCGTATGCCGTTCGCTCAGGGCGGCTTTGTGCGGATGGCAACTGGCGACCAGGTGCCGAAACAGGAGACTGTCAAGGTCGGCGCGCTACCTGAACGTTTTCAGGATGACGTTGAAAGGATGTTTCGTGGACTTGGTGCCAAGGTTCAGAAGCCACTGCATGAACTTGAAGTGGTCATTGAGCGGTTCGGCAAGAACATTGTCCGCGTTGTGAAGATTGTCGATGTGGCTGTCACTTCTACCGCGTTGCCAAAATCGGCAGCTTCTGCTGCTACGACTCCAGCAACCAAGCCACAAACAGTGCCTGCGCTGCAAATAGTCCGGGACCTGAAAGCTCACTTGATTGCTCAGGCTGAGGCGGGTGGTAAGTCTGGCAAGCTTTCTTCCGAGCAGGTTGAGAAGCGCAAGGCTCGCTATGACAAAATGCTCAGTGAGGAAAATCCAGAACGGTCGCTAGAAAAGTATGCCAAGTTTCAAACGAAGGCCCCGTCCTTCAGTGGTTACTTGGACAAGCGAGACCGCAAGCAAGCTGCCGAGGACCTGAAGAGCACCATCTATACGTCGTACCTGGAGACTGGCACGACTAGCAAATACAAGAGCGCCAAAACTCCCGAAGAACGTGGTCGCGTGTTAGCTACGGCTGTGCCAAAGTACATTCGTCAAAATCTTGCCGATTTTGAGGGTGGTACTGAGACTGGTCGCAGCTATGAGACTGCGAAGAAGACTCGTGGCCTAGAGAGTCAATATCAAAAGGCGCTGAGGACACAGTCGCCAGAAGAAGCTTTGAAGTCGGTTGTTTATCAGGCAACAGCAAAGCGCATCCAGTATGAAGAAAGCTCTCGTCAAAATAAGGGTAAAGCGCCACGAACCCAAAAAGAGCTTCAAGCTGCAATTGAGGAACGATACCAGACGCGCATGGGCAAGTATGATGCCCACGACTTTGAGGGGCCGGCTGCGGATGTGGCTCGCGCAAAACTGTTCGGGCACAAAGACCATATCAAACGCGGTGCCGAGGAAGCTTCTGCACGTACCGGCAAAAGCGTTGACGAAACCAGGGTCGATAGTCTTGAAGCACTCCATAGTAGCCTTGGCGATAGTTCTCAGGCTGCGGCCATTTATCGTCAGCAACAAACCACCGGTCTCCAAAGCCAACTAAAGCGCGGTAAAATCAGCCAGGCTACTTTTGAAAAGCGAGTGGCCAAGCTCGATTCTCTAAGCGACGATAAGGCATCGAAACTATTACTGTATACCAGGGATGGTACGCTGCGCGAGAAGGTTGGCAAGCAGCTTGCTGCCGCCGGCATTACCGCCGGTAAGACTCCTCAAGAGACTCGGGAGAACATTGGTAAACGCCTCCAGGAAATGAAGGGAGAGTTGGAGGCTGCTAAGCCGACAACGGTTCCCGAAGTTGCCGGTCGCGGCCTCACGCCGGAAGAGAAGCGTAAGCGACTCGTTGACCAAGAAGTTCGCGGTGCGACCCTAGAGTCCGACTTGACTCCAAGCAAAGCCGACTTGAAGGAGTTGCGCAAGGACCCGGCCTTTGTAAAACAAGAGAAGCAAGACGCTGCACCATCAGCCCCGGAGAAAGCCTGGACTCAGCCAGCAGCCGCCGCCCAGACTGTTGCCCTTCCTACTAAGGTGGACGCGGTCAAAAAGTCTGTGCCTCGACCGACCGATAGGCAGCAACTTGAACGTCGCCTGAACGAACTCGAAGGCGTGGATGTTCCTTCTGCGCACGAGATGAAGGAAATTGCCGACATCCATCGGCAGTTGAAGAATCAGAAGACACCGGTTCCGCCACAACAACAGACCGGACGTGGCCGCGTTCGCGATACGCTTGCTCCGAGTGACCTACGTGACATCCAGGAACAGACAAAGGACCTGGTTGTGCCCGAGGCCGCGATTTCGTCTGCCTCCGATAAGCTCAAGGCAGGGCCTACCGCTCAGGTCGCACGACAAGAACGCGAAGCTCGCGATAAGAAGCCGTCGCCAATCATTTTGCCTGGTGACCAACCGGCTGGTCCGCCGCGTCCGCTCTTCATTCCTGGTCAGACACAGGCGCAGCCTGATGCAAAGGTTTTCACAAGCGAAGCTGACTTCCGCCGCAGTCAGCAACCTTCTGCCAAAATTGTTACTGGCGATGAGACTCCGGTTCCATCGCTGGTTCAACCGACTCGGGAAGAAGTCAAAAAGTATGGTCGTTCTGCTGCTGGCCCGACTGCGGTTGCAGCAGCAGCTAAACAGCCTCGTGACATTCGTCGCATTATGGACAAGTTGGCCACTTCCGGTTTGGTTGAAGACTTGGAAGTGCCTGGTAAGGGTGCTGACCCACGAGCCAAGAAGGGGCTTCTTCGTTATCTGAAGCAGTATGGCGAAGAGATTGAGAAGGCTGGCAAAGGCACTTTGTCGCGTCGTCTTCAGAAGCTTGCTCGCAAGGCACCAGATTGGCAACCAAGCTTGCGTGGTATTCTGCCAGCCCCAGAAGAGGACACTACCACGTTTTCGTTCGCTGAGGAAGCGGCTGCCGCCACAAAGTCCAAGCCTCGCCCAAGCAAGAAGACCAAGGAACTGGACTTGGCGGTTGGCTACAAAGAGCCAAAGGTTGAATTTACGTTCCCTGAAGAAAAAGCGCCGCTGCCGCTTGAAAGCGACGTGAACCAAAAGTCGCGGCTGCGCCGTGAGCAGGAAGAGGAAGCCAAGAAGCGGCACAAGAACGCCGTGGATTTGGCATCGCAGCCAAGTCACAAATTGCAGGGGGACGCGGCAACTGTCCCGGTCAGTCTGACAAAAGAAGAAATCATCAGTAAGACCGTTAGCGATTTTGCTCCTACGGGCGAACCGAAGGAGCCGGATGTGCCGGCAAGTCTATTTGATAAGGACAAGAAAAAGAAACAGACTTCTCGCCAAGAACATCTCAAAAAAGAGCGCCAGAGGTTCATCAAAGAAGAGGGCGTAACTGAAGAAGCGATTGCGTTTCGTGAGCGGATGCTTGACAGCACGAAGTCGCTGGATGAAGCTCGCAAGCTCATAGCCAGTCCCGAGTTTGATGGCCACGAGAAAATCAATCCTTATTTCGATGTCTACGCTCAAGAGCGTCATGGACAGAAGAAGAAAAGGAAGCCAAAGACTTGCGGCCTTGCTCCGGAACAAAGCTTCTTTGATAAGCCGACGCCGCAGCCGCGTCCGACCAGTTCGTTGCCGCCTCCTCCTTCGGGCAAGGTGCCTGAGACCTATAGTTTCGCTGGGGACCCGCCGGAGTCGAAACGGTATCACGTCGAAGGTGACCCTCTGCATCCAGCCCAACAACAGGGCGGTGAGCACCGCTCGCGCGACTTCTACCGCACGTTGTACAACAGCACAACGGCTGGCGATACGCTTGGCTATACCAAGAAGACGCGCCGCGAACTCGCAAAAGCCAAGGATGCTCTTGACCAGGCTCGTCTCGATGCTGCCGCTGACCCTACCGACGACAATCGGTTGCGTTTCAAAGAAGCTGGGCGGGCTTATGACAAGCTTGAGAAACAAAAGGTAGTCGTCGGCCGACGCGAAGCCGACCCGTACTACGCTCGTCGATTGCTCGACCAGGCGAAGTCGGAATTGTTGCCGCACGAATACAAGGCGTTCGAGGCAGAGACACGTCGCGTTCACCCGAACCTTGCTTCGCAGGGCGGCGACCCAACCATCTTGCGTCAGTACAAGGAAGGCAAGAGCGACGACGAAATTCGCGATAACCATTATGGACAAACTGGCAGACGAGTTGGTCTATTTGGTGGAGCCGCTATCGGTGGGGCTGTTGGCTCATTGTTTGGTCCACTCGGCACCGTTCTTGGCGGCACCATTGGCGCTGCTGTTGGTCAAAAAATCGCAAAAGCCCTGCCTGGGTCTGCGGCGTTTGAGGAATCATTAGCAGAGAAGGGGACGGGCAACGTCAGTGTCGGTCATATTGCTGAGTACAAAACCGACAAGGAGACTGGCCAAAAGCGGCTTATTGGCGGTGACCTTCGCGAAAAAGGCCAAGCTGAACTAACCAAGTATCTGGCTGGTCGCGGTCCTGTCAGCGATGCAACAAAGCACGCCTTTGAAACTGAGGCCATCGGGCGGGCGGAAGCCCGCGTCAAACGCGAACTGATTTCCGCGCAGGAACGTTGGCTGAAAGCTGTTCATCCAAATATCTCTGCGACCGAAAAACACAAGTTGGCTCTTGAGCAAGTTGATGCTGCTCTTGCTGGGCAGGCAAAGGTTGTCAAGAGTTCAACAGGTCGCTATTTGGGCGTTGAAACAGAGCACACGAAGGCGAGCGACCTGGATAAGGCCACAGGCGCTGGTGGTGTTGGTTTCCAATTTCGCTCAGCTAAAGGTGCTATTGGCGACTGGATGGCCGATAAGTATCGTAGCTTGAAGGCTGGCTACGAAAAGTTCGAGTCGTCTAAAGCTGGTCAAGTGCTGAGTGGCGCGGGCAGCTTTTTGTCCAGTCAACCGGTTACGTTCTTGGCTCCGCTACTTGGAGGACAAATTGAACAATCGGCCGGCACCGCTGAAAATGCAGTCAAGGCTGGTGCTAGTGGTGAAGGCACATATACAACTCGTCGTGGAATTGGTGGCGCTGCAACGGGCGCGATTCTTGGCGCAACTGTCGGTTCTATTGCTGGTCCGATTGGTGCCGCAGTTGGTGGTGCAGCTGGCGCTCTGGTTGGATTCACAAGTGCTATCAAGGATGCTGCAAACGAAATTCGTGAAGTAAAAATTGGCAATGCGTTGACCATTATTTCGGACCGTTTGACCACGATTGCCAATGTGCCAGTACGAACTTTGCCAGGTGGACAGGCTACTGCTGATGACCCATTGGTTCGTTCTTCGATGGCTGACGTTCTGCGTGAACTCACTACTTCTCGCAATGAAACACTCGACAAAAACATTAGTGAATCTAGCGGCTTCTGGCGTAGTGCCGGAGCCGTGTTCGGCATCTCGAATCCGGTTGATGTTCAAGGTCTCGCCGCGCGTCAGGAATCTGCTGACCGCCAGCAGGTTTCTCAAATCCTGCCGCAGAGCACGCAAATCATCAACCGTCAGGCCGAAGTGTTACTACGCAACAATCCGAACATTGGCGCTCGCGACGTTGCTCGACGCCTCAGCACTGAGGGTCTCACTGGCCAACTGATTCCTCGCATTGCTCAGGCTCGCCGCGTACCACTAGAACAATACTTGGATGAGCTTGCTTTGCAGGTTGCCCAAGTCAATACTCGATTGCGTGCTGAGTTGGCGCAGCACCAGGCTCGCGAAGGCCAGGAGAAGGTTATTCATACCTTTGGCCGGCTCGTGCTGGCGGTCCAATCGGCCTCCGACAGCCTGGTCACTCTGCGGGCGCAGGCTCAGTCTATGTCGGATGTGTTCTATGGCAACGTCACGGCTACGCCGGTCACCGCTCATTCCGAAGCTCTAACTCAGCTGGGACGCCAGGACCGTGGAGCCATTCGCCCGCTTGAAACCATCTCTCACGTCGTTGGCGATGAGCGCGGCAACCGTCTGCTTGAGCACGGCCGGGCAACTGACGATGTGGCTCGCGTTCTACCGGCTATCCTGGCTCGCGTTGGTTCGACCAACCCGCTTGAGCCGTCTGACTTCTCCCGCCAGGTGCGCGAACAACTTGTCAGCGCTTTCGGCGGTACGCCAACAGGCGGACAAAACGCCGCCATCAACACCGTTCTGTCTGAGATTCAACGTGTCGGGGCGACGGGCGGCACCGCGCAGATTTTGCGTGAGATGCAGATTGACGCGACCGAGTTCACGCAGAAGCTCATCAACCCGCTGGCTGACCCGTTGAAGAAATTTGGTCAACAAGTTGCCCAGGACCTGGAGAAGGCCGGCAAGGAGTTTACCGAGAACGTCAACGAGTTTGTTCGTCGCACTCGCGTGGCCGGCGAAAGCATGGACCGCCTGGCTGCACTCCGCGTCACCACGGCCCGGGTACGAGCCGAGGTTACGGCCCAGCAAAGCGGACGCCCGAATGATGTGCTCAGCCAACTCTCTCTGCAAACTCTTCAGAGCGGTTTGCAGTCTCGTCAAGAACGATTGACTGGCGTCGTCGGTCCGGCAGCGAGCAACCCAGACTTCATCGGTCGCCAGCTTCAGACTGTTCGCGCTCGTATCAACGAAGCGACCCATCGCCAGCAGGAAACCTTTGAACTGACCGGCGGACGCGGGCCTGCTTATGAAGCAGCAGCGCTTCAGTTGGCTCGGTTGAAGGACCAAGCAGCCAATTTGCAAAATGCTCTCAAGCACCTGGCTGACGTGTCCGAGAGGAACGCAGCTGCGCAGGAAAAGTTGGGGGCACTCAAACAAGAAGCTGATGCTCGCATTGGCCTCGGCGAACGCTACCTGCGTGCTGACGGCGAAGAGATGATGCGGCTCAATCGCGGCAGCCTCCTGGTCAACCAGGCATACAGCCGGCCGCAAGGTCAGCGCGGCCTGGACAACCTATCGGTTGAAGACCGTCGTCTCGCCCTGGATTGGGTCGGGGCTGCACGTGGCACACGTCTACAAGGCTTCCAAGGAAGCCCGCTGGCTGATGACGTTCATCGCACGCTCATTCAAGAGAGTGCTGGCGGTGCGTTCAACTTGACCGCTGGTCAACAGAACGAGATGCAAGAGTTGCAGCGTGTCCTATTGGCAAATGCAGCTACTGCGGAGCAGGCTCAGAACCAACTCATCACATTCCAGCGTGAGTCGGCTGGTGAGTTTTTCCAGAACCTAACTCAGCAACACGAGCAGTTTTTCAGTCGTCTTGAACAGACGCTCGCACGCGACCGTCTCTTTGAACAACAAAATCGTTTGAATGAAGTGGCAACTCAGCAGGCTTCGCTTCAGGGTTTGAATACGAATCGCGAAACTCTGCAACGAGCCGGCGTCACCAACGATGACCAAGTTCGCAATTTGCGCAGCAATCGCGGCCTTGTTAGCGAATACATGGGTCGCGTAAGCGAAGTACAAGCTTTGCGCCAAAGGTCAAGTAATCCGAGTGGCGCTGCCGATATTTTCGAGCGCACTTATGGCGACCGTCTTGGTTCGCAATTCTCTGATGCTGGCGGATGGGGAATCAACATTGGGCAAATGGGCCTTAGTTCTGGTTCCATAGGTCGCCTAACCGAGAATGTGCGAAACACCACAGGGTTCACGCCTGAGCAAACTCAAAGGGTTATCTCTAGGTTCTTGCAGCGTTCTGAAAACATAACTGGCCAAACTGGTAGTGCCAACACCAGAAGTGCTGTTACTGCAAACATCGAGGAGGCTATTCGTCGCGAACAGGCTTTGCAGTCGCAGGAAGCGCAGCAACGCTTGGCACCACTAGAGAATAACCTTCGCGGACGCCAAATCAACGTTGGTGGTCTGTCGCAGGCTGCGGCAAGTGGCAACTCAAACGCTCTGCTCCAGGCTATCGACTCATTTGATGGCGTTTCCAACTCCTTCACAACGCTGGATACGCGCATCCAGAATACCGCAGCGTCGTTCATCAATCTATCGAATAGTGTTCGCACGCTTCAGACGCGCGTTGACAATAACAACCCTAACGCTGGCGGCAATCCTTTCCGTTTTGCAACCGGCGGCACGGTTCCAAATGAACCAAGTCGCGTCTATCGGTCCTATGGCACTGACTCTGTGCCAGCCATGCTCACCCCTGGCGAGTTCGTGGTTCGGGCCGAAGCTGCGAGTGCCAACCGTGGACTTCTCGAAGCCATCAACCGCTCGAAGGGCGGTAGCGTCCAATACCACCAACGTGGTGGAGTCGCTTATCTGGCTGATGGTGGTTACGCAGATGATGAGCCGTGGGAAGTCAACGCTTACAACTCGCTGTACCGTCGCCGAAGCATGATTGGAGCCGGCGTTCTGGCTACCGGTGCTGCTTATCGTTATCGTAGTCAACTTGGCTCTGCTTGGCGAAACACCCTTGGTCGCGTTCCGGGTTTGAGATGGACAGCCGGGGGAACTCCAGCAGCGGCAGCGGCTCCTACTACTACCGCTTCGCCGCCAACTCCGGTAGTGGAGCCTATGCCAGCATCCGTTCCGGCCACGCAGCCTCGTCAGGGGCTCCTTGGTCGCGTTCGCGGGTGGTTCGGCGGGACAGCCCCAGCACCTGTTCCTTCTCCTGCTAATACCGGAGCCGGCTATTTCACGGCACCGGCCGACAATGTCGCGGCTGAGCTTGTTCCATCGCCTGCCCCTGCCGCTCCAGTAGACCCGGCTACCGCTCATACTGAACGTCTTAGTCGTCTGACTCCAGAAGCTCGTGCTCGCTACCAACGCATTATGGCGACCGAGCCAATCTCGCGTGCTGACGCTTTGGCAAGAGCAGAAGCGTACAACCAACGCATTTTGGGTGCTCAGACACGAGGCGCAGAACGTGCTGCTGCTTACGGCCAACAGCAATCGAACTACGGCGCTGCACAACCACGCAATGCTCCGACGCAACCTGTGGCCAATGAGCCGCCAGGCTCAAATACGTGGTCGCGTCCAAATCGCGTTATTCCTCGTCCTTCCCCGACCGCCGCTACCACTTCGTCCCCAGCGGCAGCACCAGGCGCAACCCCAGCGCCTGTTGTTGAGGCTCCTGCTCCGGCTGCGGCTCCCCGCGCAACCGGAGCAGCCTCTACTCGCGTCACGCCAACAACCGCAACCGAGCCAGACATCTATCGCTTGGCTCTCCAGGAGACGGCTGGCACACCACGTACTGGCCCAACCATTCGTCAGCTTCAAGCGACGAACGGAGCGGCTCAGGCTCCTCGTCCGCCTGTTCCGCAGGCAGCAGCGGCAACGCCAACACCAGTTGCACCCGTTCGCACACAGGTGACCGCTGGCCAAGGCATGGTAATCACGCTTGGCGCGAGCTTGGCCTGGAACCACCTGGCTCAGCAAGCCGGCTTCAATCAGAATGTCACCGACGCCGGCAACCTTGGCATTCTTGGCGGCGGCGTGGCATTGTCTACTCCGACCGTTGCTGGTGCTGGTCTGTCAGCAACCGTGGCTGCACCTGCGGCCATCATCGCTGCACCAGTGGCTGGTGTCATGGCCGGCAACATCATCGGTCGCAACGAAGACGCGACATCGCTGTTGACGACTGTCGTTCGTAATACGCCGACACCGCTGGCTGTCGCATACCGTGCGGCCGGCATCGACGAGGATGTGGCTCGCCGAGGCAGTCGCGAATATCAACGCATCTCTTCCAATGTTCACCAGGCACTGACAGTTCCTGGTGGTGATTGGGGACAACGCACTGCTGACGCAACTGCAAGCTGGGGTGAAAATGTGCCGGTAGCCGGACACATTGCTTCAGGTGTTGCGACATTTGGTGCTAACACAGGACGTGTGGTCACCGATGTTGTCACTGGCGTTGGTGCTGAATTGGCAACGCCGGTTGTCAACACGCTGGATGCTGGTGGTTCCTACATTCGTGCCAGCCAACAAGCGGCCTACACTGATGCTCGCGCAGCGTTCCAGCCATACTTCAGCAAGTATCTGGATGCCATCGAAGCTCGCCAAGATGAGCAGTTGAATGCGGCTGGCGCTTTGATTCCTTCGCTGAAGAGCGAAGTTGACGCCGCCATCGCTCAGACAGAATACCGCTCAGCGGTGCCGGAAGCTTCTCGCTCGTCGTTCTCCGCGCGTCTTGGTCGCATCTCGATTGGTAAGCCAACAGAGACCAGCCCAAACATCCTGAGCTTCATCGAAGACACATATGGTCAGGGTCACCTATGGAAGACAAATAATGGTGTTCACCTACAAGATGTGATGCGGCAGCATGGCAGTCGCGTCGGCATGGGCGATGATGAAGGCGTTCGTATCGACTTCCAGAACCGCGCGAGTGAGAATCCGCGAGTCGGACGCGAAGCGATTTTCGCCAAGCTCCGTCAGCGCATCACTCAGCCTCTGGATGGAGCCGAAGGCCCGCGTCCTCGATTCGCTGTCATGGACCGTTTGCGTGACGCTTACACTCCGGGCGACAACAACATCCGCACAATGATTGACCGGCTCCGTGGCGAAAGTGCTACCGAGCAAACAGTCCAGACGGACCGTCACACGACATTGCTGACACAGGCGACTCAGTTGGACAATGACGAGCAACGCGCGGCATTGTTTGAACAGCCGACTCGGTTGCAGCAGCTACGCGAAAGTCTCCGGGCTCGTCGCGAAGTAGTGGCGGCTTTGGCAAACATGCCCGCCGACTACCGCAACTTGATGACATGGTACACCACTGGTTCGCCGCCGTGGATGCAACGCATTCGTCAGTACCAGCAGGCAGCAGTTCTGGCTGGTCTCGACATCGAACGCGACCAAATGCTGACGCCTATCGGCTACGCAGCAGACCGGTTCTCGAACGAACAGCGCGAACTCATCACCAATGTTCGCCGTGGTCAGATTGCTGAAATTCGCCGTCGTCAGAATGTGGATGCTCGGCTCGCCAATGGCGACACGCTCACGGCCATCTTGAATGAGGTGCCGGCTGGGTGGAAGTCCATCTACGAACAGTCGATTCGCGAAACAGGCGGCAGCAATGCCGCAGAGACTGCTCACCTGACCGAGACAATGGGCGGCGTGGCCGGCGTCTATACTCGCGTTATTGGCGGCAACTTCGAGGGCAACAACTCGGCAGGCCAGCTTGCTTCGGCCGCGCGTTTGATTCCGGATGATTTCCTACGTGCTCAGCTTTTGCCTGGTGGTCTTGAAGCCGACAACGCATTGTTCTCCTACCGGTCGAGTGACCTTCAGGATGCGATTGGGGCCGTTCGTCAACGACAGCTTCGCTTGCTACAAGAGGCCGGCGAAATCAATGCGGTTGGCGATGTGCCTCGTCAGCTTCGCAACGAAGGTGTCATCCCAGGCTTCGCTCCGCTCTCGTCCATTGCTCGTCAGTATCTGACTCCGCAGGCCCTGCCGCTTGATGCGTTCTTGGCCCAGGCCGGCAATTCGGAAGTGTCGCGTCGGTTCCGTCTGCGTGACGCTAACAACATCAAGCGTGAGAATCGCTCGTTCATGGCGATGCGACTCGACACGGCAGAAATCGCTGCTGCTCTGAATCCGCAGGCCGCGCCAGCCCCAGCCCCGAATGCAAACGTTCAACTCGCACGCGGCGGCATGGTCTATCTCGCCCAGGGCGGTATGCCTTCGCCGCTGTTCCAGCCGAGGGGCACGGACACCATCCCGGCAATGTTGTCGAAGGGCGAATTCGTCGTCAACGCAGAAGCAACCAAGCAGCACCTGCCGCTTTTGGTGCAAATCAACGAGGGTCGTCGCCCATCCTACCGCGAAGACGGCGGGGCTGTTGGTGGAGCTATGTCGGCTGTCGCTGCGACTGCTTCTACGGCCCCATCCTCCCCTTCTCTGCTCAGTTCCGGAAACGAAGGCGACACCTATAACTTGGCCTCGATGCCGAGCAATGAACGCTTCTTGCTGACACAGACATTGTCTACTCTTGGCAAGCACCAGGTCGGCTCGATTCAAGACGCTGACGCTCGTCTGACGGGTCTCGAACAACGTTCGTCGAGCACCGCAGCCACTCAAGACAACCTGGCCGACGACCGCATCATTTTCGCGAAACTCGTGGCCGACAACATCGACGCCGGTCACCGCAATGCCGACGTGTTGGTCCGGTCGCAAACTAACCTTCAGAAACGGTTCTTCCTCCACTTGGGCGGCTCCCAGGACAAGTTCCTTGACAAGTTCGGCATGTCGCTCACTCTGGCTCCGAAGCTCGCGGCCAATGCCGCTCGCGCGGGTGACACGAACAATGTCTCGATGAAGCTCTTCCGCACCGGCGGCGTCGTTCAGTATTACGCAACCGGTGGTGAAACCAGCATGTTCCAGCCGCGCGGTTCGGACACAGTTCCGGCCATGTTGAGCCATGGCGAGTTCATCGTCAATGCGGCCTCGACTCGGCACAACCTGGGTCTGTTGCGAAAAATCAACAACACCAAGGGTCCGGTCTATTATGCACGCGGGGGCCTGGTGGGTCCGGCCTACTTCTCTGAGGGTGGTCAGGCAGAACAACCGCAACCGCCGCCGATGCCGGCCACGCCGTCCGAGCCGATTTACATCGACGAGGCAGGCCCGACTGTGGCTCAGCAGAATGCCGCAGCCGGCATTCAGGAATCTGGCGGCGAAGTTCCACAAGCCAGCAATGCTGCGGCTACGGCTCCAACTCCTGAGCTTCCGAGTCAGACGCCGTTTGGCGAAGACCCAGACCGCCCAGCAGCGGCCATGTTCCGGTTCGCGGCCGGAGGGTTCGTCCGTCCACGTTACTTGGCCCAGGGCGGACTTGTCAGCTACTTCGATGGCGGTGGACCTGTGCCGGCTCCGGCCCCAGCGGAAAGCCCTGAGCAACAACAGACCTTCCAACGATGGCGAGATTACCTGGCTGAGCCGGCGAATCAAACGCCGCCTCAAATCCAGATGTTGGAAGGGTGGTTCAATCGCGGCTTCGGTGCCAATGGTTGGGACCGCGCGGCATTGCGTGCTCGCCTGGCCCGAGACGGCAATCGTCTATCTCCACGTTGGCGAGGTTTCTTCCAGGCATGGTCTGGATGGGTCGGTCGTCAAAACACCGAGCGCGATGCAGCCGCACAAGCTCGTCTGGAAACATTCCGTCGTACCTTGGTGCCGACTGTCGGCGGCGCGCCAGCCGCGCCTCTGCCGCCCGAACAGGCAGAAGCTCGTTACCAGGCCGAGTATCGTCGTCTCCGCGACATCTGGACTCGTGGCGGCAATCCACTTCAGGGCAATCTCGAAGGCGACGACGTTGAGGCGTCGGTCAATCAGGAAACAACTGCGGCCATCGCTGCCGGTCGTGCGAATTTCCAGTTCCTCAGTCCGGAACAGCGTGCTCGCTATCGCATCCTTCGTGAAATGCAAGGTGCCCAGGTTCGCCAGCGCACGGCTCGCGGACAGGCCCTGACGTTCACCGGCGGTCCAACAGCTGACAACGCGCAAGGACGCGCTCTTGGCGAAGGCATTACAGGTCAGCAGGCATTCGCAGCGGCTCCTGGCGCTGTGGCCGAAGAGAACCTGTCTCCGACCGAGCAGGCTGTCCTTGAGGAAGAATATCGCTTCGCGGCTCAGGACCGTTTCAATCGTGAGACCCAAGGTCTGACGACTCTCGAACAGTTGACGCAATACTGGCAGCCGCGCGAAGGACAGTCGAGCCCAGCATTCCGCCAGGCGTTCCGCGCGAACTCCAGTCGATACACGCCTCAGCAACGGGCAGAGATTCAGGCTCAATGGGACTTCTACGACGCCTACCTCGCACGCCGGCCGGCTCTCGAAGCGGCTCAACAGCAAGCGCGCGAACAGCAACGTCAGCAGGAAGCACAGCGTCAGCGTGAGGCTCAGGAACGCGAGACCGCCAACCAGCGCGTGCAAACGTTCCGCGACCAGCAGGCCGCGCTCGACCAGGAAATTCAGTTCCAGGCTGCCGTCAATCCGAATGGCGGCTCGGCGAACTTCCTACGTGAACGTCAAGCCGGCGAGCAGTTCAACCAGAACATGCAGCGTTTCAACGCTCGTTGGGGCGAACTCGAAAATCGTGACCGCAACGGCCGCGAAGAACGCGAATGGAATCGGATGCAGGCCCAATGGCGTCAAGTCGAACGCCAGGGTGGTGAAGATGGGGCACGTCGCTTGTTCGTGGCCCAGAACGCGGCTCAGGCCCATCAGGGCGCGGCCATCCAGAACTTGCAGCGCCGGCAGTTCATTGCCAACGCTCAGCAGCCGTTCCAGGCATTCGGCTTCTCCCGGCCTGGCATCGAAGGTCAGCGTCAGGCGGATGTCGCCGTGCTCGCCCAGCGTCAAAACTGGAACCAGCAGGTGCTCCTCCAGGACTTCAACGCTCGCCGGTTGCTTGGACAGCAGCCCGGCTTCCCGGTGCCGGCACGTGCCTTCGCTGAGGGCGGCGTCGTTCCTGGCAGCGGCGTCCACGACACTGTGCCTTCCCTGCTCACTCCAGGTGAGTACGTCCTGAATCGCCACGCTGTCCAGCGGATTGGTGTTGGCAACCTCCACAGCATGAACCATTTCGCAAATGGCGGCTTGGTGGGCGGCGTGAACTACCTGGCCGGCGGCGGACAGGCCACAGGGTCTGGTGTGGGCATCAATCCGGAAGTCGCTCAGGCGTTCAGTCGCTTCGGTGACACCGTGGTTCAGATGGGCGGCGGCTTCAACGTCTTCAACGCAAGTGTGCAGCAGTTGACCAGTGCGTTTAGTATCTTCGGGGAACGTTCGTCCAAACTCACCGACGCCCTGAACAACTTCCCGGGCACGCTCAATATCCAAGGACATCAAACGGTGGAACTCATTCTCAACGGAGCCGAAGTTCTCGCAAGTATGCAAGGGGACTTGCAGGCTCTGGTCCAGGACGCAGTCAAGACGGTCGTTCGCGAACGCCTTGGCGGTATCCTCTCTGATGCCGGCGTGCAACTGGAGTAACCGATGCCATTCGTTTTTTGGGCTGATATTGGATTGCCGCCGAGCGGCGGGCGAAGCCCGTATCGGGTCATCCCATCGCCGTTCGTGCAAATCTCGAAAGGCTTCAATGTCACCGACGACGGTCGCATTGTCGGCACGACATTCCAAATCACCGTCAAGGGAAAGCTCACGGCTGACAAAGGGTCGCCCAACTCGACCGGTCAATTTTGGGACACGACGGGCTATCCGCCTGATGAGAGCATTGCCAGCGACTCCCGGCTCGCGTCCATCTTCCGAAAGCAAGAGGCACTGCGGACGTTGTTCTCCGCGCAGAACCAGGGCGGCAAGTTGGAGTTCACTCCCTGGGATGGCACCGGTTCGATGCACTGCAATCCGCGCATCACGCGGCCGGTGGAGTTTGCTGAAGGCAACTGGTTCAATACCTGTGATTACACAGTTCAACTTGAAGCTGATTTGCTGTATCTCAACGGCTCGGTTCCAGGAAGCGGCGAGGACTATGGTGATGCCGCCAGCTACAAGGTCTCGAAGGCGACTGAGGAGTGGAACATCGAGGCTGGCGATGAACGAGCCCGGACCTGGCGAATGACACATAGCGTGTCCGCGCAGGGCAAGCTTTTTTACAGCCCATCCGGAACGCTCGACAAAACGCCGTGGGAAAATGCCCGCGACTATGTCATTGGCAAGATTGGCCTGGGAGCAAACCTGGCTCGGGCGACCGCAACCGGCGTCCTCAATGCTGGCGGGCTCAAGGCTTACAACCACATGCGCAGCCAGCACGTCAACGAGCTTGGCGGCGGCTTCTCGGTGACCGAGACCTGGTTGTGTTATGACCCAGGCAGCGGCATCCCGGCGATGGAGGACTTCACGGTCAACATCCGCACGGCGGACAATGGCATTACCCATGTGTCGTGTGAGGGAAGCGTGGTTGGCTTCGAGGAGCGCAGCACGGATTGGTTCACGCTGAATACGGCTCGCTACACGAATGCGACCGGGCAGTGGGCGGCAGTCAAGCCGATAGTGTTCAGTCGTTGTCAGACGATTTCTGGCCTCACGCTGAACCCGCTTCCGTTGTCGCTGACAGAGGCTCATAACCAATACAACGGCACGGTCAACTACACGCAGGAATATGACAACCGCGCTGTGCCGACAATTGTAGGTGCCATCAGCGAAGTTGTCACACTACAGGACCATCACGCCGCCGACGTGTTCGCTTCGATTCCAGTGTTGGGTCGAGCCCTGGGTCCAGTCTTGCAAAACATCGGCACCAAGACCGCGCGGAAGCGCGTTGTGCAGCTTGAGATTGTTATGCCGGCAGCGCGGATTGGATATTCGCCGAGCGTGCCGAATACCAACGCATTGGTGTTGTCGCTGATGCCCGTTGGCTACTCGGTCATCTTCATGGACAGCGACGACGAAACATGGGTCGCTCGCACTGGACGGTACACGAGGAGCACCAGCTTCACCTGGGAATAACGGATGCCTTTTACTCGTACAACATTTCTTGGGGCCAGCATTCGTGGATTCAATACCGCGATTGGTTGGAACGGCCAACAAAGCACACTGACGGTGCAGTTGGTTGTTGACCCGCTGAACGGCGACGTGTTCAATCCGCCGCCGGTGGGTACGCCCATTTATTTCCAGGTTGGTTACTTCTACTTTTTCGGTCTCCTACAAAAATGGGAGAAGAAGAACGACAAAGACGGACTCCCTACATATGAAGCCGTCTGTGTGGACCCGAAGGAAATTCTCGATGGTGCCCAGGTCATCCTCGGCGGCTACAGCGGCACGACTACTGGCATCCCAAATCTCTACAACGCTTTTGGGTTTTGGGAATCGACCGGCTTCGGCAACTCGTATACGAACGAAAGTGGTATGCCGTGGTTCCGAGCTATGTCGGCTCTCACCACGATGGCCAACACTTTTGGCGGCACGCCGTTTGGCGGGCCACTCAATTTTCGCGGCTACACCTACAGTCTCGACCTGAGCCGACTGCCAGTTCCGCCGAGCTACTATCGCGTCGGCAATGTGTCAGCCAGCGTGCTCGAACTCATCCAGCAGATATGTGAGGACGCTCAGTGCGACTTCACAGTGGAGTTGTTCGGCTACCAGATTCGTATTCGTACTGTCAGCCGTTTCGCCCAGCCGCCGCTCGGCACCATCAACGCCATCACGAGCACCAATTGGGGCGGTACGGTCGTTCGTTCCAACAGTGGCCTCGAATGCCGCAACGAACTGACAACGGCCTTCCTGGTCGGCGGCGATGTCAACACCCTGTATGAGACACAGGGCATTGTGCAATTCTGGGGCTATGACCTTGCCGGTTCCCCGCTCACTGGCACGGATACCTATTTCTGGTATCCGCGCATGGTTCTCAATCCGCCGGCTCCGGCCTATGCGGTTGATGCCAAGAAGCGTTTCCCTGTGCCGGTCATCTCTGCCACTCGTCCAGCAGATTGGGACGCCTACCGTTGGCCTGACCCTGCTCCAACAGGGCCTGGTACTCAGAACGGCTACATCTGGGCTCGCAAGTCGCTGCGGATTACCGCAGCCACGAACGCTACCCCCATTGTTGTGACAACGGCAGAGCCGCACTTATTCACAACCGGAACAAAGGTCACAGTTGCTGGTTGCCTTGGCAACACAGCCGCTAATGGTGCCGCCTGGGTCATCACCTATCGCACAGCGACTTCTTTTTCTCTGGACACATCGGCTGGCAACGGCAACTACACAGGCAGTGGAACTGTCATTTGGGACACGGTCGGTGCTGGCATTCCGGCCGGCGTTGTCAACATTGGTCGCTTCACCTGGAGCAATCAACGTCAAGGCGGCGAGCTTCTCCAGGGCGAGAGCATGACTCTGAACGCGACCGCCGTCGCGGGCATTCTTGGCAGCACGACCTACGACTGTAGCACGTTCGAGATGCGGTGTGCTCAGGCGAACATGGAGTCCTGGTCGAGCTACATGCACGCAGTCCGACCGGATATGGCTCAACGGATTGGCCTGACGAGCCGCGTGCGAAACATGCACCCGGTTGAAGGCGTGGTGCTGCCGCGCGATGCTTTCAACGATGATGCAGCGGCTGTTCAACGTCGGCAACTGATGGCTGTGCAGGGTGACCTCGCACAAAAAGAAGTGGCGATGTGGCAATTCGTCAAGAGCCGCGCTGACGAGTTCATGGGCAAGAAGTTCCTGGTTGGCTTGCCATTCATTTTGCAGGCTCAGGACCCGGAGACGCTGCATCTGAAGTCGAGCTACAAGGTCACCGATGCCGGCTATCTGCCTGAAGGTGCCACACCGCTCGGACTCACGTCGCTCAACGAAGACACGTTCAAGACGCAAGATGGGCGGTTCAAAGCGTTCGTCAAGTTCGACAACCTGGTTGGTGCTGACTTCGAGAAGATTTCCGCCCAGGGCACGGTGGTCGAGAACAACGTCCTCTTCATGGATGTGCAGGTCCAGCCGAATATCGTGTTCGCGCCGGCCCCGTCTGCCGTTGTGACATTGAGCGGCCCATTGCTCGACAAGGTCGATAGCGGCGTCACTGGCGACATGAGCATCATAGCGGCGATTCTTCAGATGAATCCGCCGCAAGCTCAGCAGGTATTGCAAGCCGGTCAGCAGGGAACGGTGGGTGTGCGGTGCTCGCCGCGAACACGCAACCCCGCTGCCATTGCTGTTCCTCTGCAAAGCAACATCATGACCTATGGGCCGTGGTGGGCCGTAGGCGCGCCTGGCAAGGTGAAGTTCGAGCACGACCAGGGTCTGACGCCGTGGAACTACGGCAGCTACACGAACATGGCCAATGCCGGCCTCGCGCGTGTCGGCACCATCATCAGCACCATGCAGGTCTCGGAAGCTGGCACGATTGAACTCGCCGGCGCTCCAATGCGGCCAATGGGCGGCATGTTCAGCCTGGGCGACGTGCTCAGTGCCAACGGGCCGAACATGACGAACATGGACGTGAACTACAACACCAATGGTGTCACGACCTCGTTCCACTTCAAGACATACACTCCGCGTTTCGGCGTGTTCACCAAGGGCTACACAGAGCGGCTGAAGAAGCTCGGTCAGACGGCCCAGGAACTGCGTCGGGCAATGCGACTGTCGTTCAAGGAACAACAGGAAGTCCAGACTGCCCAGGGCGAGGCTGCTCGAACAAACAGGCGCTTCTTGGAAGGCGCGCCGCCGGCCGTTCTTCGCGAGTCGCCGAGTGAGCTATTCGTGGCTCGTCTATTTCACGACCCCAATGGCGGGGCAACCCGCGTGGGCGTAGCCGTCACAACGACCAAGGAAGGCTTGGAGTTCGTCAACGCTGCCACAGATGGCATCCGTGATGCGAAGGCTGATGAAGCATACCAGTCCACGGCTGCAATGGACCTGGCCGGCTTGTTCCGGCCGTTTTCGACGCGGCACAACGCGAAGTTCATGTCGCATTACCAGGACCCTACCCTTCACTGCTCAGTTGACCGTTACTCATTGGACCCCTGGAAGGACTACAATGATATCGAAGCATTCCTATGGGGTGAGGAATATGAGGGGCTTCACGCATATCGACGTGGTGTTCGTAGAGATGCTCGTGCTGTCGGGCTCCGTGCGCCATTGGTCATGAGCGGCTGGGGTTACGATACCGATGGTAGGCCAACTCCACGTCTCGAAGGCGTTATTGTTGGCATTAGTGGTGGCTGTCCATATGTCGTTTATAGTCCAGGGCACGGTCTCGCTAGTGGCTATAAGCTTTTCATTTCCGAATCGAGCAACACCACAATCAACGACCGCGAGTGGCCGGTCACAGTTATTGATGCTGACTACTTTGAGCTTACTGGCTCTTGTGTCAGTCCGGATGATAGCAGTAGTAGTTATAGCGGGTCGGAATCGTGGTCTTCTAATAGCTCATCGAGTTCTGTTTCAGCTTCTTCTGATTCGTCGCTGAGTTCTTCTTCGACTTACTCTTCGAGTTCTACTTCAAGTTCGAGTAGCTCTGCTTCGAGTGACAGTGACTCTTCCGCTTCGAGTATGTCCGATGCGTCCTCGGGCTCTACTGGTAGCAGCGAGTCGTCCTCCAGTGTACTCAATACGTCCGAGTCCAGCTATACACAGAGCAGTAGTTCGTCCTGGAGCACTTCGAGCGATTCGTCGTCTACGTCGCTTTCGTCTTCGTCCGACTCCAGCTTCAGTTCGGTGAGCAATGCGTCTTCTGATAGCACCGAGTCACAAAGCTCTCTGTCTGAGTCGTCGTTGTCAAAAGAGACAACGTCACTTGGTATCTGGGTTGCTCTCGATTGGGAACCGGGCACGCTATATCATTCGGAAAAGTGGAAGACAGGACCATACGATGCGATGTGGGACGCAAGGCGTGGCGTGTGGACTTCGCACGATATCGTGAAGGGCGTAGCCTCAAGCGCAATCCCTGGCGATATGGGAGGCGCAGCCAATGTCGTTGTGTGGCATAATCACGATGAAGCCACGTCATGGACTATGCAGTGTTGGAACTGGATGGAAGAAGATATTCCATCGGGCGCAAGGGTCTACTGCATGTACAATGTGGTGGATAATAGGTGGTATGCGTTCAGTAGCTCGGTCCCGGAGGAAGATACTTCGTCTAGTAGCTCACAGAGCAGCCAATCCAACTCGTCAGAGTCTTCCAGCACTCTATCGTCCATATCAAGTTCGACTGAGTCTTCCGCATCATCACCAAGTGGATGTGGAGACTGCTACGCATTGCCTGACTGCTGGGCAGTTACTTTTGATGGCCTGGTCAATAGAAATTGTCAAGGGGATTCGTCCAGTAGTAATGTGTACTTTGAGCCGGGCTCGGAAGTGCCAAATGGCTGCGGTCAATTCAATGATACGTTCGTCATGGAACGAACCGCTTTCTGCCAATGGGACTCAAATCCAATTTGGACTGGATGCGGTGCTGACCCGCGACAAGTTCGACTTGAGTATGGCGTAGACCCAGATGGCATTTCTCCGGATATTGGTTGGTATCTTTGGATTCCGGGCTCCAGTGTTCTAAGTGAAGTCGTCTACTTCATGGAAGAGGACCTATGGGATTGCACCGGCGTGAATATGATGGTGCAACTCAGAACTGCACCACCGTTAGATGTTGATTGTAAGCCTTGGCCGCTTACTGTCATAGTTTCAGCTGTTTCCTGCTTTGACCTTGACTCTAGCAGTTCGTCGTCATACTCTTCTAGTTCGTCTTCATCAAGCTACACACAAACGAGTTCGTCTTCGCCTTCGAGTTCTAGTTCCGATTCGACATCTGCCTCATCTACGTCTATGTCGAGTTCGACGCAAAGCTCTGGGTCTGAAAGCTCTGTATCAGAATCGTCGTCTAACTCAACATCTTCGGCATCGTCTGTTAGCTCGATGTCTGAAAGCTCAGCGTCGGAATCAACAGCATCATCTGATTCGACTTCGTCGGGCTCGTCAAGTTCTTCGTCGAGTTCGCAAAGTTCGCAATCAGAATCCTCGGCGTCTGAGTCCTCAAATTCAGAATCTACTGCGTCGTCTCATAGCACTGATTCTTCGTCCACGGCCTCTTCTACGAGTTCAGCATCGACGGTTGTCTCAAATTCGTCCTGGAGTAGCACATCGTCAAGTCTAGCAAATTCTGAATCTAGTCAATCCGTTTCCGGTGAAGGATGTATCCTCTACGGACCGCCGGCTACGGTATCGAATGGTTGGCTAAGACTTCAAAAATATGGCGTAAGCGTGGTTGATGGAGAACTTGTTTGTGTCAATTCGGGCTTTGACGAAATTTATGTGTGTTGCAATAATGGTGAAGACAACAGTAGTTCGAGTTCGCATAGCATCTCTTCGCCGAGCAGCTTGACAAGCGGTAGTTCGCAGAGTCGTTCTGGCGGACATGATTTTGATAATCCTCATAGCATCCGTGGCAACATACAACTTGCTTTTGTGCCTTCTGAAGCCAACGAAGCCAAAAAAGTTTTCATTGGCATTGTGCCGATGGCAAACGTAGAATTTGATGACGATGAGTCGTCAGGAGTATAAATTATGTCAGTGCCAATCATTGTCACATATCAGGGCGAGCAACTAGCTCTCCGAAAAATGTTTCAGTTGAATGACGGCGGCGTTGGTTACGGCGCTGCGTTCTTCCTGATTCGACTGTTCACCAACAACATCGTCCCAACAAAAGACCATATTTGGAGTGATTTTACAGAAGCCGCTTATTCTGGCTACGCAATCGAAACATTTGCTCCTGGCAACTTTACGATTCCAGCCACGGTTGACGGCTTGACATTTACTGTAGCTGACAAAGCGATGTTTCAGCACAATGGCGGTGCCACAGCAGAAGTTGTCTACGGATGGCTCATGGAGTACGCTTGTCCTGGCTACCCAAGCGGAAGTATTGCAACGCCTACTTTTCGGCACTTGGTTTGTGCCCAACGTTTTGCTGAGCCAAAAACAATGGCTGCCGTCAGCGATATTATCATCGTTGATTTGAAGTATTACGCTTGCATTGCTTGTCCAGAAGACCCGGAGAGTTACGGCAACCTATCTTCTCTGTCTCGGTCTTCAAGTTCAAGTTCTTCTTCGTCTAGCTCTTCTAGCACTTCGAGTTCTTCTAGCTCGACTGCTTCTAGTGATTCTTCATCCGCATCGTCGGAATCATCATCGGTTTTGTAAATGGCACACATCATCATTCCGGCTCGTCTTCATTCTGTTCGCTTCCCTCGCAAGTTGCTCGCGCACTTTCGCGGCAAACCAGTTCTCCAGCATACTTGGGAGGCCGCTAAAGCGACCGGCTTAGATGTTGCAATAGCTACGGCTGATACGGAAATAGCCGAAGCTGCGCTTCGGTGGGGAGCCGAGGTCTACATGACTGGCAGATATAAAGATGGCACCAGCCGCGTAGCGGCTCTTGCCGCAACTCTCAATTTGGAGTGCGTTATCAATTTGCAAGGAGACGAGCCAACCGTCAAACCGGAAGATTTGCTAAGACTCGCCGAGTTCATGCGGACTCATCACGAGTATTATATGGTGACTCTGGCTGCACCATTCGGATTTGGCCAAAATTACGACGACCGCAACCTAGTCAAGGTGACATCAGCCGGTTACCGAGCCCTTTACTTCAGCCGGGCTCCAATCGAAGGTGCCATGAAACACGTCGGTGTGTATGGGTTTCATTGCCCCATCCCGCCACGAGATGAGCAATCACCACTGACGATTGCCGAAGGTCTCGAACAAATGTTTTGGCTTGAAAGCGGCGTGCGTATCGGTGTCTTGAAAGTGGACGAGCCAACTTACGCGGTGGACGTTCCCGAGGATTTGAAATGGTTAGAGACCCACGCGAATGCGTGAACCTTGGGCCAATCATAGGCACCAGGATATTTTCCGGCGGCGGGGCTGAAGCAGTTCATGCTTGCAAAGACCAGTCCATCAAAGAGACAACCTGGCCTCAGTGCGAGAAGTGTCCACTCTTCTGCACATCGGCTGCCACAACGCCAAACAACAAGCCAAAAAAGACCAAGGTTGCACCGGAGCCGCCTACAGGCTTGATTGTGAATCAGGCCAAGCAGGTCATGCCGCTTGCGAATACTTGGTCCAATGGCCATATCTTCCTGACTCTGTCCGGGCCAAGCCTGAAGCTTGTGCCACCGGAGGCCATGACAGAGCGCGGCATCGTTTCGTTCGGCGTCAACAACTCGGCAACTGTCATTCGTCCTACATTCTGGACCTATGGCGACAAGGGCGACAAATTCCACAACGTTATCTGGGAAGACCCGGGCATCATCAAATTTATGCCGGTACGCGGCTGGCATAAAAAGCATCCGCATATGGTTCGTAACAAGAACTCGGACGGAAGCTTCGCGACAACAGATAAGCAGGGAAGGTTCATGCCAGGCGTGCTGGGCTATGAACGCAACGCCGTCTTCAACCCTGCCGTGTGGCTTCATGAACCAACCTGCAATTGGGGCAACTCCAAGAAGGCTGCTGAAGAGAATAAGCTGCCCCACATTCTAAACATCATGTTCGTCGTATTCCGCCTGAGCTATTACCTTGGTTTCCGACACATATATCTCTTGGGCTGCGACTTCAATATGGTCGTGGACCAGCCTTATGCGTTCGACGAGAACAAGAATCCGGGGGCCTGCACCAGCAATAACGGCACGTACCTCAAGCTCAACTATATGTTTTCCCTGCTGAAACCACATTTCGATGAGGTCGGCCTTCAAGTGTTCAATTGCACGCCAGGGTCCGGTTTCCGAACTTTTTCACAACTGCCATTCAAGGAGGCAATGGACAATGCCAAACGAAACGTCCCCGCAACCATCGACACCAAGGGCTGGTATGATTCGTGACCATGTTGCGAAGGTAACCAGTGCCAACAACTATATGGTTGTGACTTACGTGTTGGTAGACGGTGTCCTCAAGATGAACCGTTTCACCAGCAACTTTCCCAAGGGCGATTTCAATCGCTCGTTGACCCTGCTCCAGAACAACCTGACAGAGGAACTGGAGAAGGACCAGATGAAGGTAAAAAATGATGAGCCGAAGCCTGGATAAGGTTTGGGGCGTGGACCACACGCTCTACAGTTCCGGCGTTGCCGAACTTCATGTCCTTGAGATGAAGAAGGGCGGCTACACATCCAATCATCTTCATCGTGTCCGCGCCAGTTACCTTCGAGTTATCGAGGGGGTGCTGAAGGTCAAGATTCACTATGACCACCTGGTCATTACCAGGGCTCTGGAAATCGGGCAAGACATCACTATTCCGCTGGGGTATATCCACCAGCTTGAAGCGGTTACCGACTGCAAGGTGTTGGAGCTATACGAACCGAATCAGGATGGTGACATTGAGCGGTTCGACGAAGGGGGCGTGAAGTGATTGACTTCACAACCTTTCTTGCCGTCGATAGGCACCACCTAAAGGAGCTTCGTCATGTGTGGCCTGGGTGGATGCGGTATCGGCCTGAGCTACTGCAACGGCCGCTCATCATTGCTCGCGATGCTCCCATAGCTCCAGCGGAGCTTGACTTCCTCGAACATCCGAACATGAGGAGCTATGCCTGGAACTATGATGGTGACCAGCGCCGCAAGATGCTGGCAAGCTTTGTGCTGCTGGCTCCGCGCGTGGTGCAGACACCGTGGTTCCTGAAGCTTGATACGGATGTGATTGCCACACAAGCAAACGCTTCGTGGTGCAGTGAGGATTTGATAGCGGGCTCGCCAGCGTTTGTGTCGAATCCGTGGGGTTACACAAAGCCGGCCACAGCTATCAATACTTTGGACGATTGGGGAGATACGGTTCCGGAGCTTGCCAAGTTTGGACGATTGAAACTACCGTTCGACCCAACTGCCACACTTGTCAAGACTCCGGGACGGATTATCTCCTGGTGCTTCTTCGGACGCACCGATTGGTGTTCGTGGGCAGCCGGCCTATGCAACTGCAACCTTCCTGTTCCGAGCCATGACACATACCTCTGGTATGTCGCTCGACGCAGCGATGCCAAGTTCACAACCGTCAAAATGACAACCTTCGGATGGTCGCATCAGCGACTGAAAGTCTAGCATGTTCTCGGAAGTCGTATGTCTATTGGTTGACAAACGGTGGGGACGCAGGAAAATTATTCAAAACCAGGTTCGTTACTACCTTGGCATAAAGCCTCGCTTCTTTGTGGTTGGAAACGGCGAGATACTAAGTCAAGAGACATATGACCGCATAGATACGCCTATCCCGGCGACAATCGCGCAAAGTGGCGAAAAGTGGCTACGTTTGCCGCATTCCTACAATGCGTTCTTATGTTTTCAGGAGATTGTCCGAGCAGCCAAGCAGCTTGGCCAAGAGAGTATTTTGTTACTCGAAGACGATGCCATTTTTGTCGATGATTTCAGCCAATCCTTTGAAAGGGCGAAGTCGGATATTGAGAAATTGGAAATCCCCTGGGATATTTTCTACCTCGGCGGCAGCCACAGGGCTGCCCGCACACTGCCTCTAACAGAGAACCTGTTCCGCGTCAATGGCACAGCCTGCTTTCATGGTGTCGCACTGAGGAATACTGTCTACGACTCTATTTTGAATTTGCCGATGTGCGGACCTATCGACTTTGTTACGGCTCAATGCTTACACTCCAAATGCGTAACCGTTGCCGCCTGGCCGAACCTGATTATCCAAACACGCGGCTGGAGTTTCTGTGAGGAACGTCGGGTGTGCCGACATGGGAGATGGTTCACTAAAGGTCGGGTAGTTTATACTCTGGAGGAGCTAGGTGTCACAACATCATAGAATCTTGGCTCGGGTCCTCAAACAGATTTGCCGCCGTCAGCAGCAGGTGCTGGGTGCAGAGATAGGCGTCTACAAAGGCGACCTGTCCCTTTCTCTGCTCACCGCTTTCCCCAACCTGCATCTTCACCTGGTTGACATATGGAAGGCAGTGCCGGCCGATTCCGCATACGCTCTGAGCGGCGATGGCGCGGCCAAGCAGAGTGAAGACGAGCACCTGGCCAACAAGCTGGAGACGCTCCAGAAGATTGAGCCGTTCAAGGACCGTGCTACTGTCTGGCACTGCACATCCGCAGAAGCCGCCCACGGCCTCATCACTCAGGGCTCGAAGGGCAAACTCGACTTCGTATTCATCGACGGCGACCACACCAAGGCAGCCGTCGCGCATGACATCCTGAAGTGGTGGGCTGCCGTCCGCAAGGGCGGGCTTATCACAGGCCACGACTACGGGCACCGTCGCCACACTGGTGTCAAAGAGGCAGTGGATGAGTTTGTCAACAAGCACAAGCTCAAGTTCCACGTTGGCCGGGCAAGCGTGTGGGTCATTCAAAAGCCGACCTGACAAAAGACAAACAATTCCCTTCGGTCGGAAGGGGGGTGCGGTGGGAAAAAGTAAAGGCATTCTTTATTTCATTGTGGCGAGCAAGCGAGCAGTCGTCGCGGCCGTGAGCCTATGTGCGCTTCGCAAAGTCTATGACGGCCCGGTTCACATCGCCACTTCAACGTTCAGCGACTGGCACAAGATAGCTCATCAAATCGTTGCGGACAAGCGCTTGAATCTGACGTGCAGCGATGTGCCGATTGTGCAGGTGAGGCGGCACGCGGTTCACACCAGTAAGACGTGGCTCCATCGGTATACGCCGTTTGACAGCACACTCTTCCTTGACGCGGACACCATCCCCGTTGGCGACTTCGATGAGGTCTGGCCTGTTGGCGACGAGATGGTTCTGACGCAGTTCTCGAACTGGTACAGTTGCGGTCAGCGCATCAAGAACCGCATTCATTGGTGGGACGGCGTGAGGCCGGACCTGGTGAAGCCGGCCATCGACGGAGCCTATGCTGCGGTGAACACCGGTGTCCTGGGTTTCACGCGGAACACAGTGATGTTGGAACCGTGGCACCAACTGACAGTCGAAGGGGCCAAGACATTCATCCCAGATGAGATTGCTGCGCAACTCATCTACTTCAAATACGAGCATCGGTTGCTCGATGACCGCTTCAACTGCTCGCCGCAGTTCGGAGCGAACAAGAACGATGCCCGCATCTGGCACTGTCACGGTGGCAAGCATCTTCATCCGACCACGGCACCGCTGTGGACGCATACCCTCCAGGAATGCTGGCGGAAAAACATTGGCCACATCCAGTCGTGGATGACCCAACAAGAGCGCGAAAGGTACGCGAAATGTATATCGTAGACGTGATTGACCCCGCCGAGTATTCGACGGTGACCGTCCACTTCTCCCTTCAAGACCTCTGCAAGAAGATGGATTGGGAGTATGTGCCTGTTGAGCTATGGACCGCTCACAAGAACAACCCGCCTCAGCCACAGAGACAACACGACAAGGGCATCATCGTGTTCGCGGCCGCGCGGCTGAAGATTGACCGCGTGAAGACTTCGGACTTGAAGGCTGCCTACCCGACAGCGAAGCTCGTGTGCCTGGGCTCGGATACCATCTGGTACTTGAAAGGCCGGTCAACAACCGGCATGGTAGACCGCATCAAGAACACGGAGTTCATGACTCCGTATGATTGCGATTTGTTCCTGGACCTGATTGATGAGGTCGTTGACGCCTACAACTCCAAGGGCATCAACAGCGACACCTGGATGTGGTCGGTCTCCGAGCGTCTCTTGAACGACTTCCTGAGCCGGCCGCGCGGGGAGCCCACCAAGGACTTCATCGGATTGTGGCACCTGAACAACATGACCAGGCACAACATCTGGCACACCATCGACCGCGCCGGCAAGACCTCTATCCGCAGCGGCCAGGTCAACTACAATCTGGACGAACTCTTCTCTGCTTATGCCTCGTGTCGGTTCACCATCGGGACCACGTCACCTTCCTGGACGACTCCCTACCGGACGATGAAGGGCTTCCGGGACTGGATTGGCCCGCCCTGCGGTAGCGTGCTCATCTACGACAACCATCCGGACATCCTTCGGAAGTACACGTGCTGCCCGACTTACGATTACAACCGCCCCGACGAAATCATCACGCTCGCGAAGACCATCGACCGCGAAGCGGTCCTGCGCGAACAGGTGCAGTGGGCAAAGGACTACTGCATCGACAAACAGTTCCTTCGTCTCTTTCGGAAGCACAAGCTCGTATGAACGTCGAGTTCGTCACCCATTGTTGGCGCTACAGCCGGTTGCTCTGCTACCAGTTGTCGTCGTTCCATCTCTTCGCACCGCCTTCGGTAACCGTCACCATCTGCTACGCAGAAGACGATGCGCCCACGGCCGACATGGTCCGCTATTTCGTTTGGGGTCTCAAGGGCGAGGCGTCCAACGGGCCAGTATGGAATCCGATGCCGATGAGCAGGGAAGAGGTCTGTCGCCGTGCCATCGGCCGCAACCGCGCGGCTCTGGCGTCGAAAGCGGACTGGCTCTGGTTCGCTGACTGCGACTATTGGTTCGGCGCGAGGCTGTTCCTGGCCCTCTCGACCCTGGCTGGCATTGCCCCCGAGCACAACCTGGTCTATCCTGGCGAGATTGTCCAGTGTTCCCAGGCTGAGGGGGACCGCCTGATTGACCTGGTGACCGGCCCGGACGTGAAGACGCTCTGCCCGACCTGCGATTCATTCCCCACGCACGCCTTCTGGAAGGCCATAGGAGGCGTCCAAATCGTCCGAGGGGAGTGGGCACGCCTCAACGGGTACTGCAAGGCTCACAAGCGGCACCAGAGGCCCACAGGGGCCTGGGCACGGAACGTGGAAGATGTGACGTTTAGGCAAGACATGGGGACTGCCGGGCACCGCATCAAACTCCCGGACGTGGTGAGGATTCGACATGGCCGGCGCGGGGGCTATGGCGGGGACGTGCTCAACTGACGGTCGGTGTATATCCTGGTGAAAGGAGACCGACCATGCCAGACATCGTTTACATTCAGGGGCAGAAGGTGAAGAACGCCACAACGGACTTCGACAACTTCGAGACCCCGGCCCCGGCAATCAAATTGCCAGGGAACATGGTCGTGGGTGGTGAGTTGGATTTGTCCATCGGCACCGCACCCGCGACAATGAGTCAGCGCGGCGACTCCATCGTGTGGATGGGCGACCGCAAGATGTCCTAAAACGAAAGAGGCCGGCATTGCCGGCCTCCATCGTTTCATTTCACTTCTCGGTTGGTTCGGGCTCACCCCGATACTTCGTCCAACCCTTGCCCTTGCTGTCGTAGGTTCCTTCTTTGCGACTCGGCTTGCCCTGAGCGGTGAGCTTGCGAATCGGGAACAAGTGCCCCTTCTTCGCCTTGCTCTGGCCCAGGCTCAGTCGAGCGCTACAGTCCAGGCACTGGTACTCGTAGTAGTCGTCGCCGTTGACCGTGCGGACCGCGAACCGAAGGTTCGTCTTCTTGCACGCGCCGCACTCACGCTCACCAAACACTTCCTGAGTGTCAGCAAGCAGCTTGAAGAGTTCGGCCGGCGTTCCAGCTTCAAGCTCGAAGCTGACCAGCGGCGTTGCGAATGTTGCCTTCATTGAACAAAAGCCCTCAAAAGTTTTCGCCAAAGTTTCTCAAGAAATCAGCGCGTGGCGAGCCCGCTTACTTCTTCCAATTCGGGTCATAACCCTTTACGTCATCAGGGATTTTCGTCGGGTCGTTCTGCAAAGAACTCAGGTGTTGAATCATCTTCGCAGCAGTGCCGTGCGGAACGTCGTCGATGGACTTGTACTTGCGGCTGCCGGCGTTGATGTAGCCAAGGACGCTGATGTCGCACCGTTTGCACAGAGCCACGATGAACTGGACCTGGCTGGGAGCGATGACGCCGTTGACGCCGCTTTCTTCGAGCGGAACCTTGGTCTTCTCTTCGGCGGCGATGACGCGCTGAAGCTGAAGGGCCTTCCGGAGGCAGCGGGCTTCGGCGCGAGTGGCAGCTGTCGAACACGGATAGCGAGCGAACTCAAGCTCGGTGTTGCCGTAGAACACGTCGGCCACGTCGGAGAACTTCACCTTGATGGCTCCCTGACCTTCAGCCAGGTCCTCGGGACGGCACCACAGGAACTTCAGCTTGTACACGACGGTCGCGACGGAGAGCTTGCCGCCGGAGACTTCATCGACCAAGACGTGGGGCGCGGTGATGACCTGGCAGGTGCTCTCGATGATGGGGCCGAGCAGAAGGCGAGCCACGCGCCGGAGACCGGCGACGAACGGGTTGCCTTCGTTGTCCACTTCGTCCGGCTGGAACTTGGAAAGCACATAGTCGGACCAAGCCGGGTCGGTCATGGTCGGAGCTTCTTGAACCGGTGCCTTCTCCTCTTCCTGCTCATCGGGCTCCAGGTCAGCCACGGTTTCGAGTAGAGCGGAGTCGTCTTGCGGCTCACAGTTCTCCAATAGGGAATCCGGTTTCGTCGTTTTTCGTTCTGGCATACTCTTGCACTCCTTTGCGAATACGTTCGCGGACTTCAACTTCTCGGGGTCGCCCCTTTGTGGGATGAGGGTGTCGCCCCTTTTTCAACGCTTGCTTCTGTGCTTCGCTGCGGGTTCGTCGTTCCAGACCATGATGCACCAAAGCGCGGCGGACCATGTTCGGATACGTGCCCTTCTCTTGGGCCAGTTCATAGGTACTTCGATTGCCCAGGACGTATTCCTGCGTAAGATACGCGGCACCGGCTGGGCCCATCAACCAGTCTTTTACTGACATAGTCCGACGATTGCCTCGATGTTGAAATCGTCAACAACGTAGGACACGTTGCGATTCCAGCAGTCCTCGATGGCCCGCTGATGCTCTTTGCTTCGTGCGATGAGTGCGATGTTGGGATTTGCGTAGATAGACTTGAGAGTGGAATAATGCTTGTCCTGTATTCGCAACCACTCCAGGTCCCACACATAGAAGAGCTTTCTCTTGGGGCCTGGAAACTTCAACACTTTGTCGGCGGTGAGCAACGTCGTAGCAATAATAGTACCGTCGTACCCATATGCTTCGACCAGTTGCATCGACGCGAAATTCATGGTAGGCACGCAGGGGCGGAACAAGTTCTCGTAGAACGCAATGAAATCTACATCGTGCCGCTGACCCATCAACTGGTTCACGCGGGCAATCATAAAGTAGTTCAGTTGTGTTGGTCCGAGATTAGTGACCGCCACTGCGAGCTTTGTACGCTGTGACATTAGATGCCGGCTCCTTCTTCAAAAAAATCGTTCAGTTCCATAACCACAACTCGTTTGGTATTCCACAACGGTCTCTGCGTTTGCTTGTGACACGTGAGTGTCGCGTTACCATTCGGCTGGTGCGTCAGAAAACGCCCGCCGGGGCCGACGTTGATTGGAGATACACCACGTTTGATGTTGACCTCGAAATAACAATCGTCATGCACAATCACTTGATAAACCTCCGGCGGTAGTCGTGAACGGCTTGCCTGATGCCGTGGGACAGTGGCGTCAGAGCGAGTTCACCAAGCGACAGTTTCATGCGGTTGAGCACGAGCCGCTTGCGTAGTTGGCCGTCTTGCTTCTCTGTGTCCCAGCTAATCTTACCCTCGAAGCCGGCAGTGGAGGCAACCAATGTTGCCAGGTCCTTGATGGATAGTTCTTGGCCGGTGCCGAGATTGACGGGATAGTCCGACTCGTCGAAGTCCTCCATCGTCTTGACGAGCAATTGTGCTGCGTCTTCCACGTAAAGGAACTCGCGCATGGGCCGGCCCGAGCCCCAGAGTGTCACTTCGGTACGATGCTCGGCCACTGCATCGCAGAACTTTTTGATGAGCCCGCCCATGACCTTGGTTCGTTCCGGGTCGTAGCTGTCGCCGGGTCCATACAAGGTAGTAGGACACGCGCACACGGCATTCAACTGGTACTGCTCGCGATAATAGCGAGAGGCGAGTTGGATGTTACGTTTGGCGTAGCCATGACACGCCACGGAGCGATGCGGCTCGCCATCGAAAAAGTATAGTTCGTCAAGCAGTCCTTCTTCGCGGCCGTCTTTGGTCAAGAATATCTGGTCGTCCGGATAAGCGCAGGAGGCGACGACGGAGACAACCTTCTTGACTTTCGCTTTGGCCGCAATGTCCAGCAGGTAGCAGCCCATGACTGTGTTGCGCATGAAGATGTCTGCGGGGAACTTCCGGTTGAACTCGATGCCGCCGTTGTAGCCGGCCAGATGGAAGACATAGTCTGGCTGCGTCTTTTGGAAGCCTCGCACCAGGTCATACGGGTCCATCAAGTTGTGGCCATGTGGCCAGCACATCACTGTGGTGTCGTCCTTGTAGAACTTCTTGCGAAGCCGCTCGATGAGATGGCGTCCGAGGAAGCCAAAGCCGCCCGTCACAACAATCCTACTGCCGTTGAGGTCGATACTCACGAATGTTCTCCTTGTCAGCGAATATGACGCAGGAGCCGTCATAGTCGAACTTGAATGGTATGTGAATGAAAGTGGGCAATGCTGCGATGATGGCCGCGTGTTTCTCTGGAGGGGCAATGAGCATCAGGCAACCGCCGCCGCCGGCACCCATCAGCTTACCGCCCCACGCGCCGCTCAGACGAGCCTTCACATAGGCTTCGTTGATTGTCGCATTCGAGATGTGCGGCGAGAAGCTGCTTTTGATTCGCCAGCTTTGGTCAATCAGGCTTCCGAGTTGTTCATAGTCGCCTTTGCGAAGAGCTTCGACGCCACGCTCGGCAAGTCGAATCATCGCCCACTGCTCTTCCTTTTTGTCTGCAAGCTGAGGCGCGTAGGTTTTGGCAACCTCAGAAGCTGTTCGGCTGATGCCGGTGAAGAACAACATCATGTGCTGCTCCAGGAGCACATCGTCGAAGTCCCAATTCGAGGAGACGCGAATCTCTCCGTTTGGTTTGAAGGTGACGATTTGCGCGCCCCCTCCATGAGCAGCGAAGGTTTGGTCCTGGCATCCGACTGTCTCCCCCATCCTCTTCTGCTCAATGTGGATGGCGTCATCGCGGAGTTCTTCCTTGAGCTTCAGCTTGCCATGCAAAGCACTCAGCGAGTGAATGAGTCCAACCACGAACGAAGACGACGAGCCCGTCCCTGAACGCCCCGGGAGGTCAGAGAAGTGAAAGATTTCGTAGCCGTGGTCCTCCAACTCCAGGTGTTGGATTGTAGCCTTGATAGCGCGGTGCTCAATTTCCAAATTGCTATTGACCGTTTCAATGGCCGAGTAAACCACGCGCGTTTTGTATTCGTGGAACGGTGGTAGAAAGCGCGCAGAGATGTAACTGTATTTGTTGATGGCTACGCCGACAACGATGCCGCCATGTTTCCGGAACCAGCCTGGGTAATCCGTGCCGCCTCCAAGTAGACTAATCCTGACTGGTGTTCGCGTGATAATCACTTCGGTTGTCTCCACAGATTGCAATGATGGCACTGCTTGGTGCTGTGTGTTATGTGGTCGCCCTGGTCAACATCATCAGGTAGTTTGCCGGTGCCTTTGCAGTGTGTGCAAAAAGGCCGCAAATCAAATGGTTTGCCAATCACAACCAACTGCACAATCCGCGTCTGGCACTTGAGGCAGATGTCAATCACACCGTTGCAATTGCGAGTGCTGAAGTGGCCCATCCCCTTGTCGGTGTTGAAGGACTGGCCGCAACAATCGCATGAGTAGGTCGCGGTCGTTGCCATTATGCGTTCCTCATTTTGGCCATCGCTTCGCGAGGCAGGAGGCGAAATAGCTCCACCACTTCGTTGATGCCCTGTTCCAGAGGATGCTCTAACTGAAAGCCGGTGCTGAGAATCTTGGCGTTGGAGACCAGGTAGTTACGCTGGTCCGGGTCGCGACCTTCGCCGATTTTCACGGCAGAGTGAGATAGTCCAAGAATGTCGCAAATCTTGTGGGCCAGTTGCAGCTTGGAAATGTTGGCCTTCGGATGGCCCAGGTTGTAGACGCCATCAGCCAGCACGTGGCCACTGAGAGCAAAGGCGAATGCTCGACACACATCTCGCACATGGACGTAGTTTCGCATGAAGTGCGGCTCGAAGATTTCCAGGTACGGCACCGGCTCATAGGCTCGCTGGAAACGAAGGCGGCAGAGTGCGTGCGTGAAATCGTTCACCAATAAGTCGAACCGCATACGTGCGCTGGCTCCGAAGACTGTGGCCAGGCGAAACACAACTGTGTTGGCCCGGCTTCGCACAACAGATTCCGCTTCGCACTTCGTAATGCCGTACATGGAGATGGGCTTGAGGGTGTCGGTCTCTTTGCATTCGCCGGTCGCGTCGGTGACCCCGTAACCAGAGTTCGTGTTCGGGTAGACGATGCGCTGATTGGGACTGGCGTTCTCGACGATGGTCGTGATGGCGTGATGATTGACAGCAGCGGCCGTGGCAGTCATCTTGTCGCACGCCGGAGCCCCGACGATTGCCGCCAGAGGAACAATGGCGTCAACCTTCTTCAGCAGCTTCTTCATCTGGTCCTTTTGCGTCACATCCTGGTTGACGAACTCGAATAGCGGGTCGCCCACATAGGACGCAAGAGAGTGGCCGTTCTCATACATGAGATTGTCCACGGCCAGAACGCTGTGGCCGCGAGCTATCAGGTAGCCACAGAGCTTGGAACCAATATATCCCGCCGCGCCTGTGATGAGAACTTTCATGCCAACTCCTTTGCCGCTCTGACAATGGCCGTGCTGGATAGGCCACACTCCGGCGTGAAGCCCAAGCTTTGGGCCTTGTCCAGCGTAACCTGAACGTGCTTGTCGTCGCCCTTCCAGACGGCGTCGTCGCCGAGCCACTTGATTGGCTTCTCGATACCGATGGCGTGCATCACCAGGTCAGCGATGATGGACACGCTGATGGAGCCGATGGCACTGACGTTGACGATACCGCGCAGGTGAGGCGGACCAAGCGTTGCCTCCACCATGAACCGGGCCGTGTCACCGACGTAGGTGTACGGTTTGACCGAGCCGGGCTCGTCGCCAAGGAGTTCGAGGACTGGATTGTCGCTCTTGAGTTTCTCGATGATGGCCTTTACGACGCCGTGAGTGGCCCCGGGGCCGACGTTGGCAACCAGGCGGAAGATGAGCGGGGTGATGTGGCCAAGCTTCTCATAGGCCAGCACCAGAGCCTCTCCTGCCAATTTGGTCGCCCCGTATATCGACGACGGATTCGTTGGACCGTTCTCGGTCCCTGGCGTATGTAGGCATGAGCCGTAGACCGTTGCGCTCGAAGCGAAACAGAACCTGGTGCCAGGCTTGGCGTAGGCCAACAGGTGCTGCGTGCCCATGATGTTGGCACGGACTACTTCGCACGGCTTGTCGATACTGTCTTTCACGACTGCATTCGCGGCCAGATGGAAAATGAAATCCGGCTTGTAGAAGTACAGCGTCTCCGCGACTTGTCGTTGGTCTGTGATGTCTACCGCATCTTCGACCATAACGTATCGCTTAGTGGCGGGGTCGCGAAAATACACATGCGTTTCGGGGTCGTTCTTTTTGCGTGCGATGCTGACGATGGATGTGATTTCGTTGTACTTCATCAACTCGCGTACAACGTGGCGTCCAATGAATCCGGTGCCGCCAGTGACTAAGGCTCGCATAGACATAGACTCCTCAATAGTTCCACGGTGGTCACGTAATACATAGCGCCGGGTGCTTTGGCATTCCTCAGCCCGGGCCGCTGCGTGAGTAGTTTGGCGTGCAGGGCCTCAAAGGTTGCTCGTTTTTTGTCCGAGAGAAAAAAGGCTACCGCCAAGGCAGATGTAGGTCCGCGATGTTTACCCATCCGGCAGTGAGTGAGAATCGGCATCCGCTTCATCCAGCGTGCCGATTCTGCCAACTGAGCCAGCGTCATTAGATAGACGCTGTCAACGTAGTCGGCATCTTTTTTGGCCAGGCGAAGGTACATCGTGTCATACGGAATGTGCGTCAAGCGGCGACAGTAGTTGCGCGGTACGTTGTGGGCCACGTTGATGATGCAGCCTACTTGTCCGATTGTTTCAAAGGGCGCGTCCGCGTTCCCGTACCAGACTTCTTCGGTGAGCTTTTGGAACAATTGATAAACCTCGTGAAACCGATACGGATAGCTTCTTTGCCATCCTCAGTGCGTGTCCAGTGATGGTGGTTCTTGGCATCGTAAACGGAGCCCATCCAGCCATCTACTTCATATGGCTTCAAGGCTTCTACAATTTGCGCTTCATCCTTATTGCACCAGGGCATCGGTATGTCGATGGTTTTATGCTCGCACTTTTTGCCAACGACCTTGGTTCGTAAAATGAAGTCGCACTTGACAAAGCCACGACCCATGAGTGCGTCAGCGAAGTCGGTGACGCTCATGTTGATTTCGATTGGCTGGCTGCCACTCAGGTCATCGCACACTTCGATGGTGACATAGTCATCCTGGTTGCTGCAATGAATCCTACCAATGTGGCAAGTACCCTTCAGTGTGATTCAGTTCATACTGTCCTCCTAAGTCAGGGCTCTTTCCCGCTCCTAAGAGCCCTGGCTTTTCTTATCCTTGTAGTGGTCGTAACTGACATTGGTGCCTTCGCAGTAGCTGAAGCCGGCCATAGGCCAGATGATGTTCGGCCAGCAGGCGTAGGTGTTGACGTGCGCCTGCAAGCGTTTGGCGACCATGTCATCAATTGGCCCGTACATTGGCAAATCCAAGATGCGTTGAAAGATTGTGTGTCGCAGTGCGACAGCATGGAAACACAGGCTACCGCCTGTGAGCCGGAGCAAGTTGTCTGAGAACGGGATGGGGCGAGCAAAGGCGTGGTTGGCCCCAAGATAGAACAAGTCCCAATCAGCAGGAAGTTGTGCCTGGGCCAGTGGAAAGATGGGGTCGAACTCGGGACAGAACGTGGCGTCGTCTTCCAGCAGCAGTAGGCTCTCGCACTTGTCGTGCTGGGCCTGGGTGATAATCTTGCGGAAGCACAGGAAGGCGTTGTAGGAATTCGGCCGCTTGACCCATGCCGGATACCCGAAGCGCATGGCCGGGGGCTCGATGTCCAGGTGGTCGTAGTTCTCCGGCGGCAACGTCTTGCCATCGCCAGCCAAGAAGAACTCAACCTTCAGGTTGCGCTTGGCAGCCTCAGCCGCGAGCGGCTCGCGATGGGCCCAACGTTTGTCGATGTTCAGACAGACGACTTTGTCAAACATTGCTGATGACCTCCTTGACCGTCTCGACTGTGCTCATTTGACGCTTGGCGAACTTGCCCTGATGAATGCCTATGGCACCCTCAACAAAACGAAGGTAGTAGTCATCATCATCGCTGCGCCGGCTTGTAAGTAGCGCGTCTTCCATCTGCATGAAGCGAGACTGAAGCGGCCATTTCTCACACATGGCAACCAAGCCGCCAGAGAGGTTCGAGCCGAATGGCCCGAGCCAGTCAACCTGCTCGTCCGGCAACTCGTATACCGACGCGGCCCTGAGCCCAGGTTCCTTTGTCTCGACCAGCACCTTGTAGGTGTCGCCCCAGGCAATGACACTCGGATGCTGAGCAATGATGACATCGCCGGTGATGTGGTCGAGCACCTTGCCTTCGCCTTCGCCGAGCTTCAGTAGCTTCCAGGCAAAGCGCGAAGAATACATCTGCATTTCCGCAAGGATGTCGTCAGTCGAGCCCTCGTCGATAACGACGACCTCGAACGGTTCAGTCGGCGGTCTGGTCGCCAAGGCCCATAGGGTCCGACGAAGCAGCTGGGCCTGGTTGAGAATTTGGAATGCGATGGTAGTTTTCATAGCTTGCGCTGTTTGACCTTGAGGGCTTCATCAGTCAGCCCCAGACACTCGAAGACCTGGGCCACACGCTCATAGCAGGTGTGATGTGCCATCACGTCCGCTTTGCCCTTCTCAATGAACGGTAGGCGTTCATCAGGCTTGTTCAAATAGTGGTCAATCAGTTTTTGAAATTGCTGTTTGGTAGTGGCGATGGGAAGTTGGCCTTTGGAAAAGACCTTGCGAAGCCCATCAACGTCGTCGCTCACACAGAAGCCGCCCGATGCCAGGACCTGAAACGGACGTTCAAAGGAGCCGGCGTTTGGGGAGATGGTTGCCGAGGCGTAGAGGTTGGCCACGTCGCTGGCATTGATGAGTCCGAGATACTGGTGGACAGGCCAGCCGGTGCCGCCAAAGACCTTCACCTTGTACTTGGAGTTGGGGTCGCAGAGCCGCAGGATGTGCTCGTTGCAGTCACCCACGAAGGCGATGTCGCAGGCCAAGGACGGGTCGGCGGTGCCGGCCCGGTAGTCGAAGGTGTCCGCGCTGGGCAGGATGGGGGCGTAGAACAGACCGAGAGTCTGCCATTGTTCAAGTGGAGCTTCGGTGTTGGCAAACACGAAGTCGGGCCGGCCGGTCTCTTCCTTCAGTCGCCGCACCAACATCCTCTCCTGCTGAGTGGCTTGTTTCCACGGCGATGCCGAGAGTGCCGTTTTGACATTCGGCCGAGTCGCCAGGCACTTGATGATGGCCGGACATATTCCGGAAGTGACGCCGATGAAAATGTCCGGTTCAAATTCGTTGAACGCATCGAACGGCGACTTCGTCTGAGGCTGCCAGAATACGAAGTTGTGACCGACTGCGGTCAGCACTCGTCCCCAGCCGAAGGGAATGTCCTGGTGATACATGCTCATGATTTTCATTGGATGGCCCTCGCCTTAGCAATGTCGCGCGACGAATCCACTTCCACCAGGTCAATCTTGTTGTTGGTCACCGCCGCGAGTGTGCCGCCGCGCTCCAACATTTCATTCAAGACTTCGTAGGCGAAGTGTTTCCTTCGGTGCGCGTCGGACATCAGTTCCTTGAATAGGTCTTGCTCGGGCTGGAGCAACGTCGCCACATGCGACCACTTGGTTGGCAAGCCGTAAGAGAACACGGTCGCCTGGTCCTGAACCACGGTCACGCCGACTTCGCTTTCGCGGCCCTTTTTTTGGTCGATGACGATACTCGACCTGGTGAGGTCGATGCTCTTCAGAAGCTCTTTGTTGAAGACCAGGTCGCCATAGAGAACGACATGAGGCAGCCAGGGCGGACACGACATGAGCCCCAGGAGGATAGAGTGGGCCACGTTGGTTTCGGAGTAGCTCTCGTTGGTGACGATGTGAATGTCAGGCGGCAAGACACGACGTATCTTGTCGCTGCCGAATCCGAGCACGACGACAATCCACGGATTGTCAAACTGCTCGCGCAGCAAACGAATCTGCCGACAGATGAGCGGCTCATCATTGGCACAGCGAATGGTCGCCTTTGGTCCACACGACTTCATCCTGCGGCCGAGGCCGGCCGCAGGTATAACGATGGCTGGTGTTGTCATAGGATAGCAGCGATTGTCATGAGAACGATTTGATTGCTTCGGACGCCCTTGAGCAACTTGATGTAGCGTTGGCTGGAGCCGTCGCTGAAGAATGCCTTGGTAGTGTCCAGGGCCTCCTCGATGGCTCCCAGCGTACTGATGACGACGTTGGGGTCGATGCTGAGAATCTCAGCGACCAGCGGGGCGATGAACGGTGTCCGCGCCTGCTTGACGACGGTGTCGAGCCGGGTGATGATGGACGGAGCGCAGATGCGTTCGCCCGATTCAATCAAGGCGATAGCCTTGTCCAGAATTCGTTCCAGGTCAGCTTTGGTCATGTCGTCCTCGTAGTGCCCGGGCCTTGGCCTTCGCCATGACCCGCGACCAGTTCTTTTGCCAGACTTCCGACGCGACGGTTGCCGTGGAGCTATGGGAGCCGACGCGGACCGTAACAAGTGACTCGGGGATGTGAACGATGGCGAACTCTTCCGAGATGCGCATCCATAAGTCGTAGTCTTCGCACGTCCGCATTTCCTCGTCGAACCAGCCGCACTTCTTGATGGCAGCTTTGGTCACCAGGCTGTCACAATTCGGCAAGCATTCTTGCATGAGCCGGATGCGGCTGAATGGTTCCTTGTACTGACGCAGGCGAATACCTTCGCCATTGAGCGTGTCGTAGTCGGTGTAAACCGCTCCGATGAAATCCGGGACCTCCTGCCACTTGGCAACCGACTTCTCGATTTTGCCAGGCAAGTAGGTGTCGTCGGAATCAAGAAAGCAAAAGGCGTCCGTGCCTTCCCACGCCACGCGGATGCCCCAATTGCGCGCGAAGCTTGGACCACTGGCTTTGCTGAAGCGACATAGCATCACTTCTGTTTCCATGCGCGGCTGAGCTTTGCCGACACAGACGATAGGCTCGCCTTGTTGCTGTGGTCCACGAGGACGATAGAGTCGCTTGTAGACCTTGTTGGCCGAGTCGTCGGTGGAGCCATCGTCAACAACGATGATGCGCTTGTTCGGGTAGCTCTGCCACAAGACAGAGTCCAGCGCGTCGTTCACCCACTTCTCGTGGTTGTGACATGGAATGACCACGGTAACAAGCGGCATGTTACTGTGCGTTTCTTGCGTTACAGGTTCTGACATATGTCCGTGACACTCCGAATCATGTACTGACGGTCTTCGAGCTTGGCGTAGTGCTGAAGCTTTTCGACCACGGTGTTGAGCAGCACGTTCTTGCCGTCCAGTTCGTAGACGCTGGGGACGTTGCCGTTGATTTGCGGATGCTTGTGCATGTCAGTCTGAACGGTGAGGCCGTTGCCGGCAGGCGTTGGCAGGAGAAGGGAGAAGCGTTCCATCTTGTCGTTCAGGGCCACGTCCAGGTCCTTCACGAATGTCTGCGGCAGCTTCGTGCCTGGGCGAATCACCGTGTAGTAGGAGCCGACGACCGAAGGGATAGCCAGGTCAATCGCGCGTTCCGGAGACACGAACTTCTGCTCCTTGGTCCGCTCGAAAATTTGGTTGATGCGCCAGGTCATTGTGTTGCCGAGTTGCTTGAAGAGCCTGGAGTGAAGCTCGGCCGGCTTGACGGCTGTCTGGTTGTTGATGAACACGACCTGGTGAGGTACGAGTGTTTGCGACAGCAACGCCTCAATGGTTGGTTCGAGGATTTGCGGGTCGGTGCCGTCTTCCATGACAACCAGGACGCTCAGGCGAAGCTGAAGCATCTTGCGCATGGTTGTCGCCCAATCTTCGGGCTTGAAAGCCTTGGCGAAGTCGCCGGTCTCGGGCTGATAGGCGTTGCAGTACCGCCCATTGATGAGGAAGAACTGCCGCTCGTCATCCTCAGCCTCAAGCGTATTGCCGAGCGTGGTGAATGCCTCGACGCGGCCAAGCTTGCAACCCATCTGTGTCTTTTCTTCATACTTCGCGAAGATGCAGTCTTTGCATGAGGTATGAATCTTTTGTAGTTCTTGCGGTTCGTCTGCCACGCCTAGCTCCTTTGTGCCGTAACGACGGCAAAGTTGTTTTGGATGCGCTTCTGAATGACCCTGAACCCGCGCGTGGTGAAGACGCCAACCAACAGCGGGAGAGTAAACGATGACCGGCGAAGTTGCCAGCCTTCAGTCTGCTCGCCGTGGAGCAAGACATTGTAGTCTTCGATGCGGATGAGGTTCTGTAGGAACTGACGGGCCGCTTCGCCAACGTCAGGACACGCGACCGTGAGAATCCCCTTGTGAGCCAACTTGCCAAGCCAGTTGCCTAGCACTTCATCAACCTGTTGCGGTGGGAAGTAGCCGAGGATGTCGTGGGCCACAATCTCTTCGGCCTCGCCGTTCTCCACGAGCTTGTCCAGATTGTTCACATCGCCGACGACTCGACCATGCGTGTCCGGAGTGGGAGCAAAGGGGTCGATGTTGAGGTAGCCGCTTCGCACAGCGCCAGGGTTATCAAACAGTAGGTTGACTCGCATTGCGTTCACGCTCCATTTGGCCGCAGGTGCATCCTTTAGCCATGAGTGCCTGCGTACTACACACGCAGATAGGTTCGATTTCGCATCTGACTTCTACAGGGAAATTGACGTACCGATGATACGGACCTCTCCTTGGCAACTCAAAGAGTTCTTTTCTGCCAAGGTCTGCGGACACCTTGATATTCTGTAACATGCTCGCGTATTCGTTGGTGTCGGTCATGCGTATTCTCCTCGGTACGGTATCCTGGCCGCATTGTGAAACAGCGTGTGCCAGTTGCTTGTAAACGATGGCATGGAAAATCTGGTCAGGATAGTGCGACGTGCCGCCGCTCCCAACTCGGCCACGAGCGAGCTATCGGCCAGCAACCGTTCCAGGTACTTGCGAAGGACGAGCGGGTCATTCGAGATTAGGCCGTTCTTGCCGTGCTCGATGACTTCGGGAATCATGCAGTTGGCCGTGGAGACACAGGCACAGCCGCAACTCATTGCTTCAAGCAGCGCGGTGGGCACAGGCGAAATGAGGCTGGTGTTGAGGAAGATGCGAGCTTCGCGATAGGCCGCGACCAGGTCGGCTGTTGACTTGGCCGGCTTGGACAGCCCGGGGGTGTCGCCGACGACATGAACTGGTAGACCGCCGGCCGTCTTCCTCCAAAGCTCGAAGCCACAGCACCAGTCGCGGTTCACCCAATCGTTGACCACGGAGAGGATGTGCCGCTTCTTCTCTACCTCAGCAGGAGAGAAGAGGTCGGTGTCGATGCCATGATGAATGATTTCTGCTTGCTGTTCGTCCCAGCCCCATTCTTTCCTGCTGAAGTCGCTGATGAAGACGTTGACGTGCCCCTTCATTTCGCGCAGCAGTTGACGCCGGCCCTTACCCCACGATGGATACGGCAAGGTGTGTTCGAGACTCACGAGTGGAAGTTGAAAGCGATGGGAGAAGCGAATCGCTTTCTGGAACTGGCCGAATTTGTTCTGACTCAACACCAGGTCGAAGTCAAGCTCGGGCGGAATCTGGTGGTCGCCCAGGTCGGCATTGAGTAACACGTAGTTCGTGGGGAGCGGCGCGTAGGTGCGATTCCAGTCCTTGATGCCTGGTGCGCGAACGGCCCAGAACCGGTGACCCGTAAGGCAAAGGCCGGTTTCGTACCGCTCGTGGGTTGGGAACGTCAGGATATTGAGAGGCTTACCGTCTTCGCGGTGAGCGGCTCTCAGGATGCTTCCGACAACAGAGGGCATTGACCTTGCTCCATAGATAGCGGAACCAGCGAACGAAGAACCACGGCTGCTTGGGCTGACGAAGAGTCGGGGCGACTGGCAATTTTTCCAGCGTGGCCAGTTCCGCAAGCATTATCGCGTCTTCTGCCGTCATGGGAATCTCAACGACGGTCATCTTCTTCGCTGGCCCACGACGTTCAGTTATGTACTCGTGAATGTCCTAATAAAGGATGTCTCGTTCATATGGGGAAATGTCGAACAGTTCACAGTAGGTTCGGGCTGCTGCCATTGTTACACCGCAATGTCTTGTGTTGCGCGACTGGCCAGGTAGTCCTTCAATCTCTTGATGATGGAATCCCAATCACGCTTGAGGAGTTCGAGTTGAGCCGCCATTCGATAGATGGGGCCTTCCAGGTAGGGCCGGCCAGTTTCGTGAGCGCGGCTCACACACACTGAGACGGGAGTGTCGAACCACACCGGAGTGGCGTTGATGTCGAGACGAAGGTAGCGAAGCAGGGTTTGTTCGGTAGTCGATGTCTCATCTATAATAACGTCGAACCCACGGTTTAGCAAAGCCCGAGTTGCGACATCCATCGCGGCGAATACCGAGCCCTCGGCTTCCACTTGGAACTCGCGGCCGTAGAGAGCACGCCGGAAGTCGTCACCGCAGACAATGACACGCGGGCGGTCCTGATGGCGGAACTCGAAGAACTGTCCCTCGTAGACTTTCGGTACGCGGTCGCCACGAACCCAATCGTCGCACCAAACAGATTTGCCGCTGCGCGGGAGCCCGATGGTGAACAACAACCTTCCTCTGCTCACCGTTTGCCGCAAGGGGATTTCTTGTCCGTTGGCGTACAGCTTGGCTCCATATCCGGTAGGCATGTGACTTCAACCTCGGCTTGAGTTTCAATCCAGACGCGGGCTCCACAACTGAGCGGCTTGTCCGGACTGTAGATGATACGGCTGGGGCCGTGAATAACAGCGTCGTGGGCGTAGGTCACACCTTTGCTGGTGCGAATGCTGATGACTGGTTCATTGCGGCTGTGCCGCTTGTTGGAACGGATTCGGTGCTGGTTGACGTGAATGCGTTTGAGCATAGTTCTTGATGGCCTCCACTGCCGCTTTGGGCGACAGGTACTTTTCCACTCCGCTGCCACGAATCCCTGGGGCGAAGTTCAAGTCCACCGCATAGGCTGTGGCCTTGCCAAGAACGAAATCGACAGCGAACAAGGGGCGGTCCATGCCGAAGTGTGGCCCAATGTCTAACTCGACCTGGAACACTTCGCAGTCGCCTTCGCCACAGTTCGAGCGCCAGTCGTCTTTCGCCCGATACTCAATCCAGAAGCGGTGCATCCCGACCTGAAGCATTCGCCAGCTTACGCCTGTCCAACTCGGAGCGCCGAAGCGACCGACGTATGCTGAGCAGAAGAGGGTGTTACACTGGCGGTCCAACTCTTCCAGCCTGCTGATGCAGCCATCCCATTTGAACCGAGATGTCTGCGTCAGCCTCTTGCCATCGCCGCCATGAGCGTTCAAATCGTGGTACACAACCAGCCAGCGGACCCAATGCTGTTCGGCTTCCCACCATATTTCCATCACGTCCTTGACCAGGCCATGTGGCGGGGTCGAGAGACCCATTCCTTCGAGCAAAGCAAACTGCTCGATACGATTGGGTCCCTCGGTTCCCATTCGCCTGAACTCCGGGCCGTTCAGGTCGAAGTGGTGGTCATAGTAGTCAGAGAAGTTGCTGACCAGTTTCATTTCTTTTGGAGCCGTGGTGTTGGCCCCTCCCATCGTTTGTCCATCTGCCTGACGATGTCTGGCCGCTGACAATCGTCGTGAGTCAATCTCACGTAGCTAACCGCTGGCAGGCGAATCGGATAGCAGTAGCGCCGAATCATTTCGACGAGCGGATTCAGACCATCGTCGTACAAGTCGGTCTGCGTGAAGTCGCCGCTGATAATGAGTCGCGTGCCAACGTCGAGCCGGGTGCAAAGCATACGCAACTGCCCACGGTCGGCATTCTGCGCTTCGTCGCAGATGATGATGGCTCGCTTGATGGATTGACCACGCATCAGTTCGAGAGACTGAAGCTCAACAATGTTTTCTCGCATGAGCTTCAGCAACTCGTTGGCGCTGAAGCATTCGTTGAGCACATCAAGTAGAGGACGCATCCACGGCTGGACTTTCGCGTCTTTGTCGCCAGGCAGGAAACCCATGCGACCGCCGCACTCAACCATTGGTCGCGTGAGAATCAGTCTCTCGATGCGGCCCTCTTTGAGCATCTGAGCAGCGAGAGCACATGGGATATATGTTTTGCCAGTGCCGGCCGGTCCCGTACAAATGGTGACCGTGGATGTTTCGATGGCCTTGAAATACCGTGCCTGATTGTCGGTTCGCGGCTTCAGTTTGCTGCGAGCCAGTTCGAGCGCGGACTTGTCTTGTTCATCTTGCCAGTTCTCCATCGAGTAGTCTCCGCATTGTGTGGCCTACGTTGTGATAGGTAAAGTCATGCGCCCTCTCCACACCGTTCACGCCCTTGCTGATACGAAGCTCTTTGTTTGAATAAGCCTCTCGCATCGCTCGGCGTAGACAAGGAACGTCGATAGACCACCACTGTTCGTTCCCTGTGAAAAGGTCACTGAACGTGTCAGTCGCGCCACAAACCGGCTCTTGTCGGGCAGGCACCAACCAGCCCTGGCAATCACTCAGATAGTCCAGGAAGCCTGTGCAGGCCGTCACGATTGGCGTGCGGCCCATAGCCATTGCGTCGAACGCCGGGAGACACCAGGCTTCGCCGTAAGAGGGCATGACAAAACAGTCACAAGCGGAATGCAGACGGAGGATGCCGTGGTCGGTCAGGCGGTCGAGAACAAGGACTTCTTCCTTGTAGAATTCGGGTCTGCCGCCATGCAGCTTCAACCCTTCCTTCATCTCGGTCGCCAAGATTCGCACACGCGCTTCCACGTCGTCTTTCGAGACGCCGGACTGGTTCGTCTTGATGACGAGTTGCACCGGCTCGGATGGGTCAAACTCCAGATGGAATGCTTGGATGAGCGCCGATAGGTTTTTACGACGCACCAATTCGCCGACGAAGTAGAAGAGGAAGTCGCCGGTTTCGCGATATGGCTTCAAAATATCCAGGGGCTCGTATGACTGCATGAACCGCTCAATGTTTGTGGCGTGAGGAACCACGCTCACAGGGATAGTTACACCGCTCGTCCTCGCGGCATCCACCATTTGACGGTTGATGACCAGGGCCTTGTCCATGCAGTTCAGTCGGCTGGCCCAGGCGCTGTCCTTGAAGTTGCTCGTTTCGCTCGCATACAAGGCGACGTTGGATGCGAAGTGTCCATCAAAATCCATCTGATGGGGGAGGACGTGCTGGACGACCACGTCACAGCCGCGAGCTTCGCGAGCTTCTAGTTCGAGGATGCGGGCCGGCGGCTCGTGCTGAGTGGCATTGAGCTTCAGCGGGCGTGCTACCACTTCGACGCCTGCCGCATCGAGGGACAGCATGTAGTCGATGGCAGCCTGGCCCCAGCCTGTGCCGTCACGATAGACGCCGATGTAGAGAAGTTTCATAGGTGTTCCTTACAGTCCAAGCAGTGTTTTGAACGTGCCCGGAATCGCCGGCTGCACTCGACCAATGAGCACGTCGTCAATGTAGTCAGGTTTGATACTGTAGAGCAACTGATTTTGCATGTGCCACTCGAAGTTGTGGCTCGCTACTGTCATTGACCAGCGTAGACTGGTAGTGCAATAACTGTAGCCGGCTCGCGTTTGGGTGTGGCGTTGAAAGTCGGCACTTGTCATCCCAAAAATATGGATGACCTCTCTCATAATGGTCCAGTAAATCAGCGCGTCCCAATGTTGCGGCGGGCGGATGCTTTGCGCCGTGGCATCCCATGTTTGCCCACAACCTTCGTGCGCAACAATAGGGGTACACATTTTGTCAAGCTTGCAAATCGTGTTTTTCAACTGGTCTAGTGTGCAGCCTATCTTGTTGTACGGCTTTTTCCTGTCAGACTTCTTGTCATTTTCTTCTCGCCAGTCAGCCTCGCCTAGTGCCAAGGCCGTCTTGTGTTCATTGCGCGGCAACGCGGCAGTTCTCACAAAGATGTCGTAGTTTTTGTCTGTTGAAATTTCTGAGATGCTAGGCAGCCAACAGCATGTTGTAAATGTTCGACACCAGTTGCCACGTAACGCACGCATGTGACGATACTTATCGTCGTACAGGAGTTCCTGAATCATTTCATGGCCTTACCGCGTATTGTCTCCCAGACATTGCGTTGTTCACACAACTGCAACATAATCTGGTAGGCAGTCTCTCGGCCAAACGGCTGAAACTTTGTCTCAGCCCCAAGCGTACTCGCTTCGTTGAAGTATTCACCACCCATTCCGTTCCCCAGGCTCGCCTCCCAATTGAGGTCGCGAATCATTCGCATCGCCATGTAGGAGTTGACCATGTCTGGTCGGCCGGCCACGTAGACCATGCCCCAACGAATGAACTCTTCGTTGGACATTGTGGCAGCGGGAAACGGCGCGGGCTGGTGCAAGTTAGCAGGAAGAGACCACACATCCCCTCTCTGCTCAGTGTTCACTGAGTCAAAGTGTTGCTCCCATATCTTGCAGGTTCGTTCCCAGGTGTAGTGCTGCTCCACCGCGCGACGGGCCTTCCAGCCTAGCTGTGCTCGCATCGGCGCGGGCATGGAGAGTAGTTCGATGAGCTTGCGGACGAAGTCCGCGTTGTCCGGCAGAGCCCGCTTGCATCCAGTCTCGGCTTCGCGATAGTAGCGTTGCACTGCGACCGGGACGCCGTGAAGCTTGCGGACCACGTCCGACATGGCCGAGTAGTCCGTGGCAATGACCGGCAGGCCGCAGGCCGCAGCCTCCACCATCGGCATTCCAAAGCCTTCGCTATTCGCGTACTGCACGTAGACATCGAAGATGTTGTAGACTTCGGCCAGGATGTGCCGGCTGATGCCAAGGTGCGTGTGCGGGAACAAGGCCGATGGTTCACCACAGTGGCGGCAGAACGCTTTCGCGTCTTGGAAGAACGCCGGGAACACTGCTCCGCAGTTCATGCACATATACGTGAACAACACCTTGTTGCTGATGCCGAACTCTTTGAGCAAGCGCGGGATGTCCCAACCAACATCCGGCCAGGACGTGTGCAGGTACAGGTACGCCTTCTGAGCGATGTCCGCCGGAGCTTCTTGAAGGAACTGCGCGAACGCTTCCATCAGGTCCGGGTACAGCTTTCGCTTTTGATTCCGCATGACCGTACCGATGACCAGGGCGTCGGCGTCGAGCCCCTTGGAGATTCGGTATTGTGACTTGTCAGGACGCATCATGTAAGACTGCAAGTCTGCTCCGGGCGGCGTTGAGCCCAGCACGTTGACGAGTCCACCGCTCTGCTTACGAAGTAAGTCCACAGCCCAATCAGAGTACGTGAAGACCGCGTTGGCGCTGGTGTAGGTCGCCAGCCATTGCTCATCCTGGGGTTCCGCATCGACCGTGGGCATGATGGCCCAATGGAAGTAGGGACGGAACGGTGAGCGCTCCGCGAACTCCATCATCCACCAGTCGCGGATGTCGAAAACGATGTCGGGCTTGAAGTCTATGCAGGTCTCCTCGAACTTCCATTCGCCAAACTTGTTGGTCGATGTGGCGAAGTAGCGGTCGCGGTCACCGGGCTTGTGGCGGTTGTAGAAGACCGGGTAGAACTTCCACGGCACGTCCATCCAACGTAGGTCGTTGGGGTCGTTGGTATCGCCAAACGCAGCAAGCTCAGCTACTTCATACTTGCCCGTTCCGTGTAGGTACTTGAGCAACTCCAGACCATAGGTGGAGAACCCGGTCGAGAGGTAGCTGGCTTCGCCACACATTAGGATTCGCTTGCGCATTGTCTTGCCTTCTGTGCCTGTTCTAGTATTCGCGGTAGCCGATTTCTCAACTCAGCAAACAAACTTGTGATGCCAGCTTTGTGAGACTTAGCAAGCTCCCCACCTAAGTGTTCGGAGAACACGTCGATGAACACCTTGTCCCCATACGAGGTCAGATATTCCAGAGCAGCAAGCTCGGCCTCATCCAGTTCAAACGCGGCCCGGATTACGAGTTGCGGTTTGGCAATGAGCTTAGCCATTGACTGCCTCCGGTGTCCTCATCCGATTTCTTGGACCACGTATGTTTCTAGCATCGAGGTAGTCGTCGTATGCTTTTGCCGCCTCTTCTTCTGTCACGAACCTGCCTATGTAATGCAATTTGCCGTCTATGCGGACGCTTGCTTCGTATGCCTTGCCCCTTTTTTTGCGATACTCCGCACGAGGTAACACCGCCATTCTTGGTGTTGCCACGCGCCCTGTTGTTGCAATCGCGGTGACTAAAGGCGAGGTTATTGAGGTCCCAAAAAAGCTCAGATGCGTTCGGCGCATTCTCCCAATTTACAATGTGGTCATTGC